CTATATTATCTATATATATATTACTATATAATTTCATTTATATTATGTTATTATTATATACTATCTTACTCCGTGCACTTTTTATTTAAAAACTTATAAAAACGCAAAAAGCCCAAGTCAAACAGAACAACTAAAACTGGGAAGTGTTGATCTTAATGTTTGAAAAGGACTATTTTGTTTTTCTATATTTTCTAGTTTATAAAAGACTTCCCAGTGCTAATATAAACGGTATTTTTATTTTAGGGTGTAAATGTAGTTATTATTTTTTATGTATGCAAATTAATTCAGTAGAAATTAGTGATGGTTTTTAAAGAAGTTCTTTAGGCTTCAAAACCCCCACTTATAGTACGCCCTCTCACGATCTACTTAATCTTAACGCAAATATACAAAATAAAAATTTAATATGCAAATTAATTAATTCTGGTTGAAATCTTTTTCTTCCCCGCTATCAAAAACTTCAGGCTTAAAAAGAAATAAATTATAAAAGAACAGTTTAAGACTCTCAGCATAAACAGATTCACTAACATTCTTACTCTCATACTTTCTAAATAAAGAAAAAGTAAGAGCTTTAATAAATTCTATATTCTGTTCTCTATATTGAAATGAAACATCACTATAACTGATATAATGATTCCATATACGAGAATAAAAGTCTTCATAACTAAGCATTTTCTTTTGGTTTTAAATGTGAAGCAAATATACAAAAACAGAATCAAAATAAAAAATTACTTACTTTTAGACAAATCCATTAATGAATTTAAATGACAAATCCAAAATTATTTTGTTAAAATTTACATAACAAGCATTGTGGTTCCAATATTTTTTTGTATATTCGCGATATATTACTAGTAAATGGACGAAAAAGATAAAATAATTAAGGAGCTAGAAGCTAAACTTTTAAAATTTAAAGAGCCGTTAAATGCACTTAATCTAAAAGTAGACTCTAAAAATAAAATAGAGAGGCTTGATAAGTTTTTGACGGCTTATTCAGAGTTAAGAATGACTGAAGAAAATAAATTACTGCCTTCTCAAAAACCTATTTTACTTTATTATTTATTAAAAGGTATTTCAGAAGATGTAATTCAACTTTTGATTGAAGATAATCCAGAAAGAGCTAAAGTAAAGAAAGGTAAACAGTTAACAAGAAACCATCTTCATGCAATTAATAAGAAATTAAGAGACAGAGGATATTTAGTGCGTGACGAAAAAAACTATCAAAAATTTAAATTGTCGCCAGATTTAGAAACAATAAGAAAGAAAGTCTTAGATGAAGACTGTAAATTAATTTTAATGACGTTTTGAAACAGCTGAGTTACTTAGATGATATTTTAAAAGAAGTGTTTAGAAAACACAGATTAAAATATGACTATAAACAATGTTTAGATGGAGTTAACTGGATGTTTGAATATATTGTTCAAGAAACAAAAAATCCAGAAATATTCGCAATAAATTTACCTTATTTAGGACATTTATATAAAAACAATAGTTTCCTAATAAACAGTAAGAAATTTATGGAAGTTGGATCAGAGCCTTATAAAAAAGTAGAAGATCAAATACAACAGATAAAAAGATTTGGAGATGAGAACGGCTGGGGAACACCTCATTTAAAACAGCCATTATTTTTTACATTCAATAAATACATTTGCGAAAGATTTGAGATAACAGAATCGGCCAGAAGAATGCATAAACCAAGTCATCAAATATATGCCGCAACAGAATACATACAAAATAAAGAATATAAACGCCTAACAGAAAACAAATAAAAATTGGAGAATAAAGTTGTATATGGCCAAGAAGCCAGGAAATTATTGAAAGAAGGGGTAGATTTAGTTGCAAATGCAGTTAAAGTTACATTAGGAGCAAAAGGAATGAATGTAATGTGTGTAAGAGATTTACTTTTACCTATTATTACAAAAGATGGAGTTTCAGTTTCAAAAGAAGTCGAGTCCAATGACCTTATTATTAATGCAGGAGCTTCATTAGTAAAACAAGTATCGAATGAGACAAATGAAGGGGCAGGAGACGGAACTACAACTGCTACAGTTTTAGCTCAGGCAATTGTTAGTAAGTCAGATGAAATATTATCTACAGGAGTTAATCCAATTTCTTTAAAAAGAGGATTAGACTTAGCTTTAGATTTTTCTTTAAAACACTTAGATAAATTAAAAACAAAATCAAGTAGTTTAAAAACTCTAAAAGATATTGCTAATATTTCCACAAATGGAGACAAAGAAATTTCTGATTTAGTTGTTGATGCAATAAAAAAAGTTAGTAAAAACGGCACAATAAAAGTAGAAGAAACAGAAGAATTAAAGTCATCTGTAGAGTTATCTTTAGGATATGAATTAGATGTACCATTTTCTTTAGCTGAATTTATTAATGATCGCGAGAAGTTTGAAGCCGTTTTTGAAGATATGAATGTTTTAATTTATCAAGGGCACCTAAAAGACAAAAGACAGTTGAATAAAGCTATAGAACTATCGACAACTAGGGATACTAATGGAGAATTAGGAGTATTTGAAGGACTTTTAATTATTTGTGATAATATTTCTGGCCACGTTCAAAAAGAAATTTTAGAGTTCAGTTATCAAGGTTTTAAAATTATGAACTTAAGATCACCTTCTTTCGGCGCAAGAAAAAATGAAACACTTAAAGATATAGCTGCTTTAATAGGTGCAAAAGTTTACAGTGAAGACTTAGGTGATGATTTAGATAATGTTACCTTAGAAGGGTTAGGACATATTGATAAAGTGATTTCTGATGCTAACAAGTCAGTTTTAATCGGCGGAAAAGGAAAACAAGAAGAAATTAAAGAAAGAACAGCAATTGTAAAACAACAAATTAAAAATATCACTGGTGGTAAAAAAGAAACAGAATATGTAAAAGAAAGATATTCTAAATTAACCAAAGGAGTTGCTGTAATAAAAGTAGGTGGATATTCCGCGCCAGAAAAAAGAGAAAAGACAGATAGAGTAGAAGACGCACTATGCGCAGTTAAAGCCTGTTTAGAGGAAGGATATGTAGCTGGCGGAGGTGTAACATATTTAAATATATCAAATGCTCTTAAATCAGCTAAAATTGAAGTAAGAAATGAAGATGAACAAAAAGGAGTAGAAGTTTTAGTTAAAGCTTTAGAAGCGCCTTTCAAACAAATTCTTGAAAATGCAGGAATGCAAGACCAAACAGAAAACTATATTCACAATATTCAAAGCTCACAATATTATGGAGATGGAATAGATTTACAAACACAAGAATATGTAGATTTATTTAAAAGAGGAATCATTGATCCAACAAAAGTAGAAAGACTTGCTCTTCAAAATGCAGTATCTATTTCAGGAACATTTTTAACTTTAGGAGCAATTACTTATAATAATGCATCAATATTTACAGCAAATGTCCAAAAATAAATTTCTAAAATGGTCAACTTGGAAGATGATCCTTAATTCTAGATTAATCGCTTACAAAAATAGTAAGGAGCCTTGGTGTAAAGAACGAAGAGAAATCTGTAAAAATTGTGAATACAATACTAGAAATAAGAAAGAGTTGACTTTTAGAGAAAAGTTTTTAATGTTTATTCAAATAACTAAATCTGTTTGTTCAGCGTGTGGCTGTAGTATCAAAGCTAAGACTAGGCTTAAAATGGCAGTTTGCGGACTCGAAGAAATAGATTTAACCCCAAAATGGCGCGAAAAAGAAAATTAAAAACAAAATAATATGCAAATAATAGACAAACAAACAAACACAGAAATAGAGAAATCAACAGATAGATATATCATAAATTTCGGCGTATTAAAAAAGAATCAAATAGCAAAAAGAACAGTTCAAATAAAAGGAAATAATTTAGAAGGACTTACATCACAATCAGATTGTTCATGTACAGAGAGTAACCCAGAAGTAATTGATAATAATACAATAGAAATTGAATTACAGTACAAAAATACTCATATTACAAAGCCATTTGATAAAAAAGTATATTTAAATTTCCATGAAGACAAACAACCAAAAGTAGCGACAATTAATATTAAAGGGCAAGTAACATTATGAGTAAAGAATTTAAATTAGTTTTCGAACCAGAAATGAAAATTGGAGATGTTATTTCAAGATTTACACAGGAAGATAACGATTGGTATCTAATGCAAGAAAATGGTACTTGGATTCATGCAGGTAATACAGAAAAAGAAAATTATGTATTTAATATAGGAGATGAATACACTAGAGTTTCTAGTAATATACTTGGAGAATACGGACAATGGGAAGATAATAGCCCTGCAAAAACAACATTAATAAAAATATTATAATTTTGAATTACACACAAGAATCATTAAGAGCATTGCAAGCACTAGGTCAAAAACATCAAGACATGAATCTAGGAGACTTGTTATTTACAGCATTTCAAAAAGAGGCAGTAAAAAATGGAGTATCGCTAAGCTTTCTAAGAAAATTATCTAGCGAAGATGCTTATACATTAGTAGAAAACGCAATCAACACAGATTTCGCAGACGAACAATGTACGGAAGAAGAATTTGAAAATTGGCAAAATAAAAAATAAATGGAAAGTGTTATAACGCCCCACACCAGTTTAATTAGTGAAGTAATATTACAATTAAAAGAACTTAGAGACAGTTTTTCATTAAGCAGTGAATATTATATCGAACAGGTTAATAAAAGAATTGATTTACTAGACCTTATTTGTAAAAACGCAAATGATCAATTAACAACTAAATACGCACATGAGCTTAAATAAATTTTACGACATAATCATAGCCAAACACAAAGAATATCTACTTTATAATGAATTCCTGGAAAAAACTAAACTTGATTTCAAAGATAAAAGAAAATCAGCGGTAGAAAAAGTTTATCAACTAAACTTCAATGAAAGTAAAGAAGTAGAAGAACTAATTGTTCCAGAAGAATTTACTAATTTACTTTATGATTTAAAAATAGAAGAAACAATACACATGCAAGACCTGCAAAATATATTTTACACTCTGTACTTAAATGTAAAAACATATTTAGAAATTGGAGACGGAATGATCTTACCAAAAGAAATTACAGAATTATGTGAGAGCTTAGAATATCTAATTCCTAAACCATTTTTTATAGTTGATAGTAAACTTTCGGCAAAAGAAATTGAAAAAGGAAGACTTAACCAAAGAAAAGAAAGCTTAACTAAAGGCCTTGAATTAGAGCAAATTAAAAACATAGTCTTGCAAGCAATTAAAGCGCAGGAAAATACGAAAGAATGAGTGAATATATAAAAGGATTCATAAAGCTAAATAAACCCCAATTCTCTAAGTACAGAAAGTACACCATCACTAATGATTGGTCTACTACCAGTATAGACGAGAACCTTGGGGATTCGTTTTTTATAGATTATTTATCAGATGATTCTAAAAAAGTTAAGAAAGCTGAAATTGAAAAATATTTAAAAGAGAAGATTGCCGCACAAAAAAGTAGTATAAAATTTAAATCAGACGAATTCAAACTTCAAAATGATTTAATGACTTATATACTTGACCGTTTAAAAGTTTTTTGTAAAAAGGCTGAAGGTGATCACCATAAAGCGGAATTTAAAAAGTTTATAAAAGAATGCTTAAATACAATATCAATACATACAGATAGAGTTGATATATATGTAAACTCTGTAGATATATCCCAAATTGAAAATCAAGAAGTTCGTTCAGAAGAAATGAAATTCATGAAAGAGTGTTTTGCGGGGGTAACAAAAATACAAGATAGTATAAATGCATTAAATATTAAAGATGAAACTCAAGATACAACGGGTATAGAATTTTTAAATAATGCAAAAGCTCCTTTGAGTATGCATAAGGTATTATCTGAAATTTACCCTGAAATAAATGTAAAATTGGAATTACTAGGGATTGATTTTGAATGCGATCCTGGAAATGACCTACACATATATACTGAAAATGCTCCTACATGGAATCCACAAAAACATTACTGGGAACAGGAGAAAGATACTTTACAATACTATGTAAATGAGTTTAAAAAACTTGAAAATGGAATACTAGTTGATAATTACTATATTTCTGGGTGGATGTACTACCATATGAACGTATTTGTTACACCTATACCACATAAAATATTCAATGAGAAAAGTAAACAGTATGAGTCTAAGGATATTATTATAAATCCACCTTTAAGGGATTCAGATGTGCTTATTTTTGAAAACTATGAAAAGGCTAAAAGAAATAATATTTTATTCACTTTTATAGCGGCAACTAGACGTGCGGCAAAAACAACTTTAGAATCTTCTAAATTAGGGCATGCATCCACTATAGGAAAAAAAGAATTACTTTGTGCTGGAGGATCTACAAAAGATTTAAATCAAATTGCTAAAAATTTTAGAACAGATATACAATATAAAAACCCAGCTTTTGCTGTTTATAATGTAGCCAATGACTGGAAAGATAAAGTAGAGATGGGTCTTAAAACAAAGGCCGCCAAAACAATTATTTTATCTACGCTATATATTGTAAACACGGATGGGGGGAACAATGTAGAAATTCTAGCCGGTTATACTCCAGATGAATTTGTTTACGATGAAGTAATGAAGGGGAAATTTATTGAAGCACTTCAAGGATTAAAACCTGCTCTAAAAGGAGCTGATGGCCTTATTAGGTGTTTTGGATTACTTAGTGCTACTGGGGGTGATGAAGAGTTAAGTAGAGATGGTTATATTGTTCTTAAAGACCCTGAAAAAAATAGTGTACTACCTATGGATTGGGATTTACTCGAAAGAGGCGTACCAGAAGAATGTAAAACTTGGAAGGAAGATAGAAACACACCTTTTGGAACTTTTGTACCAGGACAAATGTGCGTGGATATGCCAAAAGTAGAGTCTACTTTAGATAGGTACTTACAATTAAATAAATGCCCAAATCTCGCGAAAATAAAAATAAAAATAACAGACTGGGAACAAGCAACAGAAAGAATTAGAACAGCTAGAGAACTATTAAGAGGAAATAGAATTGCGTATAATAAAGAGATTGTTTATATTCCTATAAAACCATCTGAGATCTTTTTATCTGGTAAAATAAACCCATTCCCATATGAAGTTGCCACTATTCATTTAGAGAGGAAAAGACTAGCAGGAGATTTAGGAACTAAAGTAGATTTTAGTAGAAATGGTTCAGAAATAACTGTAGATTTCTCTACTAAAGAGATACCACCATTTCCATTTACAGGTGGGGGATTTTTTGATGCGCCAGCTATTATATTTGGTGGTTTACCAGAAGAAAAGCCACCTGTAGGACTTCACTGTTGTGGATACGACGATTATAAACAGGAACAGTCAGGAACAGATTCTCTAGGATGTCTAGTAATATTCAAACGTCAGTCAGGAGGAGATCCTTGGGGTGATAGAATTGCCGCTATATTAACAACTAGGCCAGATCCCCATAGAAAATTCCATCTATGGACTCACATGATGGCAGAGAAATATAATCTAGAAGGTTCATTTTTGATGGAGAATGAAGACATGGAATTTAAAGTTTATTTAGATACTATTAAGGAAACAGATAAATATTTAGTTCCTGCATTTAATGTGTCTGCGGATTTAACACTAAAAAACAGTGGAAGAAGACAATACGGAATATCTCCACAAGGTAATAAGTCAGCAATTTTAAATAAAGCCATAAACTATTGTAATGAGATTATAGTAACTCATAATGATGATGGGACAACTTCTCAAATATTAGGAGTTGAGAGGATTGATGATGAAATGCTTCTTGAAGAAATTATAAACTATAAAGATGGAGAAAACCATGATAGAATCACAGCTTTTGGTATTGCATTGATACAAGCTCATAAAATGGATGCCGAGTATGTTCCTGTCAGATTAACAGAGCCTAAATATGAAGTTCAACAACAAAGTAGCCATAACAGAAGTCCGATAAGAATGGGCAGAAGATCTAGAAGCAGGCTCTAAAATTAAGTAATTTGTTAAAACTATTATTTATGTGTAAATTTGCGGATTAACTATATTAAACCTAAATGGATATAATCGGAATCTACAAAATAACTTCCCCAACAAATAAAATTTACATAGGAAAATCTGTGCATATTAGAAAAAGAAAGAATGATTACAGTGCAGTAAAAAAATGTAAATCACAACCAAGAATATATCACTCATTAAAAAAATATGGTTGGGGGGCACACACTTTTGAAATAATTGAGGAGTGTAGCGTAGAAAACCTAAGTGAAAGAGAACGCCATTGGCAGGATTTTTATGATGTGCTAGGAGAAAATGGTTTAAATTGTCTATTGACACTGACTACAGATAAGAGTGGTAATCTTCACCCAGAAACTAAAAAAAGAATGAAAGCCGCCAAAACAGGGGAAAAAAGCAATGTAAAAAAAACAGTTGTTTGCACAATAACGGGAGAAGAATGGTATTCAGCTAAAAATTGTGCAGAATCAAATGGTATAAATATTAATAGTTTAGTTTGTAAATTAATAGGTAGAACCCCTAACACAACACCTTACATATATAAAAAAGATCTCCATTTAAAAGATACTAGGGCAAACCAAACACCCCAAAATAATTTTAAAGGTGAGAATAACCCCATGTTTGGAAAATCTAGAGGAAATGCCCCTAGCGCAAGACCTGTCGTGTGCAGTGTAACAGGTAAAGTTTGGGAAACTATAAAAATGTGTGGCGAAGAAAATGGTATAAAACCTGTGACTTTGGGGGGATGGTTAAGGGGAACTTCTCCAAATAAATCAACATTTAAATTCTTAATAAATGAGTAATCCATTTGATGTCGCAGCCTTAAAAGGCTTTGGTCAAGGAGGGGATTTTTCCTCAGCCTTACCAACACAAACACTTTTAGAATCTCAAAAGAATGATGCTTGGATAAAGCTTTGTATGGATAGGCTTGAAACTATAGCCGTTCGCCAATATAATAGAAATATAGAGTTTAATGACTACTATTCTATGGTTCGCGGAAATTTAATATACTCCGACTACGGATTAGAAGATTTCTCAAAAGAAATTATAAGACTACGTGGAGAAACAGATTACCCAGTTCATGCTAAACACTATGACTTCTTAGGAATTATATGCAACCAAATTGAATCAGATTGGATTACAAGTAAGGCCGCATTTAGAATAGATAATACAGATCCCGTCTCACAAAATGATTTCACCAGAGATCAAGATAGTAAATTATGGGAATACACTCAAAAGAATTTTAATCTAGAACTAGAACATAAATTACTTGCCAGAGGAATAGTAATAAATGAAGACAGACAGTTTCAATCCGAAGAGGAAATGCAAGCCTATGCTCAGGAGCTACAACAGCAAAAAGACCAACTTGTTCCACCAGAAGCAATTCAGGAGGCAATGTTCAAAAACTGGAAAACAACAGCTACTGAGTGGGCGGAAAAAACATATGAGTTAGACCAAGACCGTTTTGGAATGGAGAAAATGAGCCGTCAAGAGATAGTTGATAGAATTCTAACAGGAAGATGGTTTAGACACTATCATATAGGATACGACTACTATAAGCCAGAAAGATGGCATCCCTGTCAAGTATCGTTTTCAGAAGACTTGGATATAGAATACCCTCAAGATGCAGAATACGTATCTTTCTTAACTCAAATGTCACCATCTAAATTCTTAAATAGATTCGGCGACAAAATAGATGAAGACACACAAAAACGTTTGATGGGTTATTACAACCAAAATCAAAGTGGAGGAGCATCTGTAAATCAAGTGATACAAAATAACTTCGGGCAAGTACAACAATTACCATTTGCAGGATTCCATGATTACGAATTAGGACTACAATTCCAAGAAACTTTTGGAGTACCTATGGGAGAATCTACAGTTGTAGTAGACGGCCAACAAAAAGTAGTACCATCTTGGTATTCACCACTAGCAAGAGGCGGGGGATTTTTAAGTCAAAATACAATGAGCGAATTACGTTCAGACATTGATTTAAGATCAGACACTCTTCAAGTAACAGAATCATATTGGCGTTCATATAAAAGAGTTGGTATTTTAAATTATATCAATGAAGATGGGTATATGGATCAGGTTTTTACAACAGATGATTTACTTCCAGAATTTTTAAAAGAAAATGAAATCACTACGCTTAGAAAAATCTCTTTAGAAGAGGCTGAACTAAGAATGGAACCCAATACAATTGCATACACCTGGATACCTGAAATTAGGTGGGGTGTAAAAGCAAAATCACACAATAGTTATTTAACACAAGATTTATATATCGGCGGAAAAGCATTACCATTCCAAATTAAAGGAACAATGGATGGTGGAAGTAATATATATGATGCTAAAATACCAGTGGCAGGATATATAGGAGACTCAATCGCTAAAAAACTTCGACCATATATAATTAAACATAATATCGTTTTAAATCAAATATATTCACTTCTTGAAAAAGAATTAGGAACATTCTTTCTATTTGATATTAAATACTTGCCTTCAGAATATAAAGGTTCAGGAAATACAAGACAGGCCTTAGAGCAAATGTATGATTTAATTCAGGACATTGGAATTGTTCCTGTAGATACTTCCAGACAAAACTTAGAAGGAGGTCAACCAGCAATGAATGCTTTTGCTACACAATCTATTGATTATACAGGAATGATTAACAATAGAATGAATTTAGCAGTTCAATTTAAATTACAAGCATTAGAACAAATTGGAATTACACCACAAAGAATTGGAACACCAGATCAGTATTCGACTGCGGAAGGAATAAAACAAGGGAATACAGCTTCATATGCACAAACAGAAGGTCTTTTCGCAGTACAAGCAGAAGCAGATAAAAGAGCATGTTTATTACATTTAACTGTAGCACAATACTGTCAGAAAAATAACAAAGACTATTCATTCTTATATACTAAGTCTGATGGTGAAAAAGCTTTCATAGAATTGGCGGATCCCATGTTTCAGGCCAGAGAATTCGGGATAAAATTAGCAACCGATAGCAACTCTAAGAAAACTTTGGAGACATTACGTGCCGCCCTTTTACAGAACAACACGGCGGGTGCGGATATATTAGATATGGCAGAAATTGTAACTTCTAATTCAATGACAAGTATAATGGCACACGCTCGCCAGAACCGCATTGATAATCAAAAACGAATTGAACAACAACAAGCTCACGAACAAGAGTTGGCTGATAAACAAATCCAAGCAGCTGATAAAGCATTACAGCTTAAATACGATCAAGAGACTAAAATACAGAATAGTAAGAATGAAACAGACTTGGAAGTCAAAAAATTAGACACTTATGGTAAAATGTCAATTAATCAAAATGCAGATTCTAGTTTATATGATAGATTAGATAGAGCAACAGAGTTAGCATTAAATGACATACATCAAGCAAATGATTTCTCATTAAAGGAAAGAAATTTGGATATTAAAGAAGAGGAAATGAATGCTAGAAAAGAAAGAGATGATAAAGAATTTCAGTACAAACTTGATCAATTATCAGCTAAGAAAAGACAGACAGAAGTACAACTACAAACTAGCCTCATCAACAAAAATTAAAATTTATGGCAGTAATATATAGACATTTAAAGCCTTGCGGAGAAGTATTCTATATAGGAATAGGAAAAAATAGTAAAAGAGCTTATACAAAATCAGGAAGAAATAGGTTTTGGAAACACATATTTAAAAAATATCCAGATTATGAGGTTCAGATTTTAAAAACAGACTTATCTTGGGAAGATGCCTGTGAACTGGAGATAATTTTAATTGCTCATTACGGGAGATCAAATCTGGGAAAAGGCACACTCTGCAATTTAACCGACGGTGGAGATGGAGTAAACGGAAATGTTCATTCAGGTAAAGGTAAGCCTCTCTCAGAAGAACATAAACAAAAACTCAGAAAACCAAAAGAATTAACACCTGCATATCTAAAAGCCAGAAGTGAGCGTGGTAAAAACCTAAGAGAAAAATTTAATTCTAGAGTTAAATATATATGTATAGAAACTTTAAAAACTTGGGGTACGTTAAGAGAATGTTCAAATGACATTGGAATACCAGAACCTACATTATCCAGTTATACAAATAAATCAGGTACACAGAACAGATCTACTATAATGTTGTATGAAAAATATGTTGCAGGGGAAAGGATAGAGCCATTTGTTCCAAGCAGTAAATGGGTAGAGATTATTGATTCTAGAAATGGGGAGATAGTTAGTAAAGAACATATAGCCCAAGAGTTAGAAATCGGAGTTAGTCAAGTATATACAATTCTATCTGGAAAATGTTCAAATCCTACTTATTACGTATTAAAGCAAAATTATAATGGTGAAATACATACCCCAGAAAAGAGAGGACATACACTGGTTAAAGTAATCAATAAAGAAACTAAAGAGATATATCCAAGTTTAACCAAAGCTAAAAAAGCATCTGGATTAACAATACAAATTCTAAAGAATAGGCTTTATGGAAAAGTTAAAAATAATACACCCTTCATGCTTTTATCAGAATACGAAGAAATATACGGAAAAGTAAATAACTAAGAATCCCAGTCTTACTTTTAAAATAAGGGTGTATCTTACTAAAAAATTAAGGAAAATACGCCTTTTTCGATAAAATTAAGAAATTTGAATATCAGATAATAGTAACATAAATTTGCACAATACAATGCCACAAGAAAACCAAACAAGTACTTTAGACACAGCTTTATCCTTTGATGATTTACAAAAAGGATTTTCATTCTCACCACCAGATGAGACAACTCCAGAAAAATCTGACTTAACATTTGAACCTTTAGATTTAACAGGTGAAAAAAAGGAGGAAGAAATTGTAGATCCACCTACGGGAGAAAAACCTGAAGAAACAGATCCTGCATTTAAGCCTTTAAACTTAGAAACACCTAAAGATAATTTTTACACAAACCTATTAAAAAAGAAACTTGAAAAAGGACTTTGGGAAGATGTAATCATTAAAGAGGGAGAAACAGAGGTAAAACTTTCTGAAATTGAAGACTTAACAGAGGAAGAGTATCTTAAACTTGAAGAAGATCAGTTAGCTATTAAGAATGAAGACATCAAAGAAAAATATATTTCAATTGATGGAATCGCGGAAGAGAAAAAACTAATACTAGAAATTGTTAAAAACGGAGGAAACTTAGCAGAGTTATTCCAAAATGAACAACAACTAGAGAAACCGTTTGATGAGAGTAAAGGATGGGATTTAGAAAATGAAAAACACCAAGAGTCAATTGCCTATCAACATTATTTAAGTCAAGGAAATACACCAAGTAGAGCAAAACTATTAGTAGAAGAAGACAAGAAAGAATTCGTTTTAGATAGTGTGGCCAAACAAATTGTAGATTTTCATCAAAAAGCCTATAGTGACAACTTAAATGCAATCAATAAGAAATTAATTGAAGATAAGGCGGCGGAAAAAGAAAACTTAAAAGTTTACAGATCTGAGCTTACTAAGAAATACAAAGAAGATAAAATACCAGAGCATGATATTAAGAAATTAGTAGATGCCGCAACAAAAGAAGATCAAAACGGGGAATTTGCAGTGGATACAATCTACGAAACAAAAATGAAAGATCCAATTGAAGCTTCAGAACTAATTTTCTTTTTAACTAATAAAGAACAGTATTTACAACAAAAAATGCTGGAAACAAAAGTTAAAACAAATTTAAATACAATGCGTACAATTAACAGAGCACCAAAAGATGCTACACAAAAAGTCGCGCCAAAAGAAGAAAAACAAGAATCGGGATTTAGATTTAATATACCAACATAAAAAACAAATAAACAAAATAAAATGAGCGTAACACAACTTCCTCCAAATATGCTGTACAACGGAGATATGATTGTACAAAGAACAGACAGAAAAACTATTCAGTCTATCGGAGGCCACTTTGACACAAGTTCTATCTCGGATTGGTACAAACAAGATCCAGATAAGAACAATTTAGGATTAATTAAACTTTGGGGACAAGGTGCAATGGTGAACTATCCAATTTACACAGGTTTGCTAGAGAAAAAAGCAATGCTTGAAGTAGATGGAGCAGATGGTAAAGTTTACTATGATGTTGCAATTAAAGATTCAGGAAAATGCGTAACTGTAAGAGATACTTCTTTGGAATATCCATATGCAGGTTTAGATAACTCAGTGTTTAGAGTTGTTTTAAATAAACGCTATGAAGTGGGTGATGTATTAGCACCATCTTTCTACAAATCTTCTGTGCAAATTATGGTGACAGACAGAGAGGAAATTCAACAAGTAGTTGGTGGATGGAGCCTTCCTGTTATCTATGTAACAAATGATAAGAAAGCGAGCTATGATCAGCAATACTTAAAAAGTGGAAGACAATATTTCAAAGTGTCGCAAAACATTTTAGGAGAGTACGGTACAAATTATGGTAATTTTGATATGCCAGATATGCCTACAACTATGAAATGTATGTTCCAACTTGGTAACATGTCAGGACATGAATTCTCAGTTACAGGTCGTGCAGATATGAGAAAATTCTCAGGGGCAGCATCTACAACTAAAGAATACTTAGACGAGCTTTTAGGAGACGTTGAAAGAAATGGCGAATTTGCAATTATGACTGAAGCTGTTAATGTAGGAGCTGGTGGGGTAATAAAAAAAGGAGCAAATCTAAGATTAGGTGCCGCAATGGAATTACTATTGCACAAGTATCACCAAAAAGCATTGAATACGCAGTTCATGTTCCAAGACGCTGCTATTATTCCAGGAGCTAATGGAAGCGGAATCACAAGATTGAATGAAGGTGTTTACAAACAAATGCGTAGAGGTAAAATCATCACTTATGCTCGTCCAATGGGTATGACAAGAGCTGACGTTGCCGATGCAGTAGAATACTTATTTGTTAATAACCCTCTACCAGATGAATTAAGAGAGGTTACTTTCAGTGTAGGTAAACACATGCAACAAAACTTCTTCGCCATTTTCAAAGAAGAGGTAAAACAACAAAACGAAGGTCTTGGAGTTTGGAACGGAGCAGATAGAATTATTCCAAAATCTCCAGTATCAGGTTCAAGCTTAACAGAATTAGAATATAATGCAGTAAGATTTACAAAAGTTTACTTACCAGGAATTGGAAATATCTCTGTAAAACATGATCCATCTTTAGATTACAGACCAGGAGAAGATCGTTTTATTAGTGGAATGCACCAAGGTGGATTGGCTCATACAACTTACTCAGCCGTGATCTGGGATGCAGCTGATCAGAAGTATTCAAACAACAGAAAAATGCCACAAGGAGCGACACTTATTGAGGGCGGAGATAACGGCTCTAATGTTTATATTGTTAAGCCGAGTGGCGCGATGACCTATTGGGGCTCAGAAAATGGGCGATATGATAGCATGAAACCTTCGGATATTGTTTCTTCAAACAAATTCCAAATGCAATCTTGGTTTATTTGGAGTGTAGTTGCAGGATTAGTGCTTGATAAAGGAAGATTTGTTATTATTGAGCTTGACGAAAAAGCCCAAGCAGGTTTTAACTAATAAATAATAAAAAAGCCCCTAGTGTAAAAATTTAGGGGCTAATATTTTTGTATTAAAATAAAAGTATTATCTTTGCATAAACAAATAGTAAGTTATGCCAAGAAAACAGACAACACAAGAATTTAAAGATAAAGGAAATATTGTACATAATAATTTTTATAACTATGATAAAAGCATTTATGTAAAAGCCAAAGAGGAGTTAATAATTACATGCCCAATACATGGAGATTTTAAACAACAACCTTATGTACACACAGGACAAAAATGTGGATGCCCAGATTGTGGTTCAGAAAGAACTTCTAAAAAGAGATCTTTTTCTTTAGACGATACTCTAAAAGAATGTATAAAAGTACATAAAGGATTTTATACATATAATAATGTTTTAGATTATACAACTAGAAGTAGAAAGTATAATATAACTTGCCCGATTCATGGGGATTTTCCTCAAGTAATAGGTGAACACATGACAGGTAAAGGTTGCCCTAAGTGTGGAGATATAAGAGGGGGAATTAAAGGAAGATTATCACAAGAAGAAGTTATGAGAAGAATATATAAATCTCATGGAAAAAAGTACTCTTATCCTAATTTTAAATATGTAAATGACAAACAAATTATAAGTATAGTTTGTGAAAAACATGGCGTATTTTTACAACTTGTGGGTAATCATATGAAAGGTCATGGTTGTAAAGATTGTGCAAGGGTTAATCCATCCAAAGGAGAAATAGAAATGAGAGAATTTTTACAAGGGTATGTAGAACTTACTCATTCTAATAGAAGTATCCTAGATAAAAAAGCTGAACTGGACATTTTTATACCTGAGTTAAAAACAGCAATAGAGTTTAATGGGATATACTTTCATTCTGATAAGTTCCAAGAATCTAATTATCATTTAAATAAAACTATACAATGTCAAGAAAAAGGCATTAAATTAATTCATATTTTTGATGACGAATGGATTAAGAGTAAAGATAAAGTTAAATCACTTTTATTAGAAGCTATTGATAAAACAGAAAATAAGTTATCAGCTGAAGAATGTGAAGTTAAAGTAGTTGATCAACAATCTTATAAAGAATTCCTGGAAATAAATTATATTAATGATTTTGTAGAAGCGGATTCAATTGTAGGACTTTACCATGAAAACGAATTAGTTTCTTTAATATCAGAAAAGAACAAAGAATTACTTTTTGTAAACAAACTTAATACTATTGTTAATAAAGGATTTGAAAAACTTTTAGAGGCCTTTAAAGGTGAGTATACAACCACAGTTGATTTAAGATGGAGTTATGGCAAACGTGAAAAAGCTTTAGGATTTAAAGTAGTCGAACAAACTCCGCCTGCTTACTTTTTTACTAAGGGTCAAGTAAGGGTTAAAAAAGAAATTAAGGGGTATAATAAGATATATGATTGTGGTACTCTAAAATTAAGTAATTTGCTCTAATAAAAACATATTACTATATTTGCAGAGTAAAACCAAAAAACAATACAATGTCAAAAGAATTATTAGTTTATAAAAACGGTAATAAAGAATACTCAATTAAAATAGGAACATCAGATAAACCTTATACTTATCAAGTTATTCCAATGTATGATGCAGATGCATTAGATGGTTTTCAGAAAATGAGGACTACAAAAATTATCGACCCTAATGTTTACAATAGGGTTAGAGTTGCGACATTCGATAGTGAGAAAAATATGTATGATGCGGGAATCACTCACAATTCTAGAATTCTTACTAAACTATATCCAGACGAAAGTCTAAGAAAAACAGCTTTACAAAATATTACAAAGCTTATTATTAACCCACTTTTAGATTTCTATACTAAAGAACAAATTTTAGATTTTAAGAATTTTGAATTTTGGGATAATTTTACAGAGAATATTGAGCTAGATAATAGCTATAATACTTCTGACCCACTTCAATTATTTAAACTATATTGTCTTATTTCTAAAGGGGATTTGTGTCCAATTGAATTTGAAAGTGAAGCTTACTACAAAGGATCAGCACAATATGCAGTAGAAAATAAAGAATCTGTAGTTGATGTTGGCCAAAAAAGAAAATTAGAAATTAGCCAGGCAACTACTAAATTCATCACATTACTATCTACAGATAAGGAAGGCTTAACAGCTATTTTAGAATGGATGGGAATTACAGGAGTTGTTGACAGCGAAGATGCACTTCTTAATGATATCTTTACTACATGGCTTTCTAAAGATGACAATCAAAATCCAAAAGCTTTCTTAGAAACTTATGCTAATTACTATGAATCAGATTCAGGTAAAAAAGAACTTGTAATGTTTAAAGACTTAAAACATTTACAAAGACAAAAGAAAGTAATTAAAGGCATGAATGGATTCTACTTAAATGACCATTTATTAGGAAAAGATTTAAAAGACTCGGTTAAAAATATTTTAAAAGACAATAGTTTATTAGAATTAGTATATGCCGCATTAGGATAAAAACATGACAACAGAACAGTTCTACCAGAGTACAATTATAAAGCTTAATGAGAACGCCACTACCGATAAGATCAGTTTAGATAAAGGAAGGTTTTGCGTTTTAGCTAATAATGTAACTAACAGGCTTATAGAAGTGTTTCTAGACAGGAAATTTGAAGATGATATTAGATATATTCAGAAAATTTTAGTTCATGATTTATCTATACCATCTTCAAAAAAACTAAAAGACTTCACAGAATTTAGTCTACCTAAAGACTATTTTGATTTCTCTAACTTATTTTGCACGGCCACTAAAGATACTTGCGAAAGAAAAAAAGTAGATTGTTTTGAGATAAAAGATGATGATACAAATGGAATACTCAGAGATTCTAACAATAAACCATCTTTCAAACATAGAGAAACACCTTTTCATTTTGCATCTGATAAAATTATTATCTACACTTCAGATGATTTTACCATCGATAGAGCAAATCTTTCCTACTATCGTTACCCAATCCAAGTTGGTCTTCAAGACCCAGAAAATCCAGAGAGCGAATTCAATTCAAATAATCCAGAATTCGACGATAAATTTATGAATAGAGTAATAGATTTATTAGCAGCAGAATTTTTATTGAATACAGACGATCCAAAATATCAAGCAGAAAAACAAAACGCAATAACAAAAAATTAATTTAAACAAAAAACAATAGAATGGCAACAGCGGGAGCATTAGAGAGAGACTTTTTCATCCTTGATGGTAAGACTCTAACAACAGGTGGTTCTTTAAATGTTACTAATGGCGTATTAGCTATCGTAAGTAATGACAATAAAGAATTAACACAAAACGGAAGAAAAGTTTACTCAACTTTCACGGGACAATCAAAAGATAAATCATTCGATTTGCTTGTAGGAGCATTCGATAAACCAGTATCTCAATATACTACAAATAAAGCATATGAAAGCCAGACTTTCAGAATTGCTGATATTGAGGATATTAGAGTGGAAGTTCCAAATAGAACAGGTATCGAAGTAGATGATTTTATTATTGGATACAATGGAAAACCAGGAACAGAAATTATTGTAGGGGAAAGAACTTCTACAGGAATTGACATCACTCTTTGCGGAGATGCAATGTATAATTTAGGTTATAAAGAAGGTGAAACAACTATTAGATTAGATTTACAATATCCTTATCTTGACGATGATGGAGTATGTATTGATTGTGCTAATGGTGTAGTTACAATGCAGGAACTAGTTGAAAGAGCTGTGGCAGAATTTAACGCTACAAAACTATTAGGGGGAGTATCTGTAACAGATTATGTTGATGCATTAGTAGTTAATAGTCAAAATGGAGCACTTGAAGATACAGTTGATTATCAATATTTTAATTTAACTTTATTTGATAATGGAGACTCTACAGCTTTGGCAAGAGTTCAAGCTCAATACCCGCTTTATAAAGTAGTTAGAACAGATGAAGTTTCAGGAAATCAAACAGTTTATACACTACAAGCTCCAGTTGGAACATCTATTCCTGCTTACACTACAAGCTTAGCTTCTAAAATTAAAGGATGTGATACTTGTCCAGCAGGGTATACAGAAATTGCAGCAGGATTTGTTTACTCTATTGCTTTGGAAGATGACGGAGCAAGTTTGGTAACTACTATTGATGATTTACCAGGGTTTGTGATAGGAACAGCAGTTAAAATTGGTGGATCTGTAGCAGGTGTAGGGACTTACACAGCAGTAGTAACAGCTGAATTAACAGACGCTCAAATTGCAACATTCAGAGCTATTTCTGCACCAGCTTCTACAGCGGTATTTGATTTGGCAGGAGATGTACAGGCAGTATGTTCTAATGCAACTACAGTTTCTACTGCATGGGTGGCGGGAGATATTTGTCAGTCAACTACAAAAGCATATACAATTACAATTGCTGATGATGAGTGTGGTGGAAATATTTTAGCAGAATTACAAGAAGCTTATCCTGACTTAACAATCGCAATTGATACAGTTAATCTATCAAGAACTTTAACTCTATCAGGAACTACAGGAACTGCTACAATTACAATCGGTGGAATTACATATACAGCAACTTACAATACAAGTTTAACTGTTACAGCATCTGATTTTATTACAGCTAATAAAGCAGCTATTGAATTAGCAACAGGAGGAACAATCACTTCTAGTGGAGCAACAATTATTTTAGTAGCACCTACAACAACTTACCCAGGATTTTCTATTGCAAATGCAACAGGAACATTAAATGGAACTATTTCAGCAGCGGTAGGATCAGGAGCACAAATTTCTTCTTTATGTCAAACTACATATAGAACTAATGTACCTACAAATATTATTTGTGAAGAGTGTTCTGATGAGTTCAGAGCTTTATTCACAGCAGAGGCACCTAAAAATTATGGCTTAAATGTTTGGGAAACAGCTATTGATGAATATGATGCCGCAGCAAAAATGGGTATCCGTTTCAGAGGTAAGCCTTTCACAATGTCAGGATCAGAAGAATATAGAGATAATATGCCATTTTATGCAACTTCAACTCGTATTTCTGTAGCAGGCGGTCAAGCAACATATATTGCAGAGAACTGGGAATCTAGTAAATTTCCTTTTAAAGTAAAAGTGTTATCTATTGCAGCAGATCCAGAAGCATTAGGTGGTTATTTATATAACAGAGAAGACCAAGCTAGATACAATTTAGACGGTGTTGAAAGATTTGTTGGTAACAACTATGGTAAATGGTTATGGGGGCAAGAATCAAGAGTTAGAGGTTTAGCTCAACATATTCAATATACAATTACAATCAGACCTCAGTTTTACTACAAAACACTTCCACATTCATCTCTTAAGACTAATCTTAATATTCTTGTTGAAGTTGGTCGTCAAGCTGGTGTAGAGGCTCTTGTAAATTCTATTGGAGTGGCAGCAGGTTTGCCAGCAATCCAAGCATTCGCAAAATAAGAGATCTATCTAATTAATGACTAGAGGAGAGAAGGCTAACATTTTCTCTCCTTTTTTATAAAAACTAATCGATGACTTGGATAGAAAACATAATACTTTATTGGAAAGAAGTAGCTATATTGGCTTCTCCTCTCATAGGCTGGTTTCTAGGAAGAAAATCTAGAGCTACCAAAGACAAAACAGATGAAGTTAATCTTGCTTCTACAGTAATAGATGTGTACAAGAAAATGTTTACAGATCTATCTAATCGAATTGATGGTTTAGAAAGGTCAAATGAAGATTTAACTCATAAGTATGGAGAGATGCTTCTTAGAAATGCAATATTAGAAGAGAGGGCAGAAACATATGAATCTAAATATAAAACTCTGGAAAAAGACTACACAAAATTAAAATCTGATCACGATAAATTGCATAAAGAAAATCGCGAAATAAGAAAAGAGTTGGAAGAAATTAAAAACGGGAATATATGAAACTGATAGATGACACGCTAAAGAAGAAAGATGGGACTTGGGATAAGCAAGCCTTGACTTTTTTTGCATCTTTTGTAATGTCAATATTATTAGGTATTACTTTAACAGGGCTTAGTTTTTTCTTAAATATTGTAATAAATCCAGTGGCAGAGAATGTTTTCAACAGTTTTATAATGCTTACAGGAGTAATGAGTGGAACAAATATTTGGAATAAGATAGTAGATTATAGAAAAGAAAGTAAAGAATGAGTAAAATAGCAGAATTTCAAAAAGCAAATGGACTTGTAGTTGATGGAATACCAGGTAAAAAGACTTTTGCTAAAATGAAAGAAGTTTGGAATATTAAATTAGACGAACAATTAGCTAATTTTTTAGGTCAGTTTTCTGTAGAATCAGCAAATTTTACAAAAGACAAAGAGAATCTAAATTATTCAAAAGAAGGACTAAAAGATTATTTTATAAAGTACTTTCCAACTGAACAAGATAGAATAAACTATGCAAGACAACCACAAAGAATAGCTAATAGGGCATATGCGAATAGAGAAGGTAATGGCAATGAAGCAAGTGGTGACGGTTATAGATACAGAGGGGCAGGTGGTATACAATTAACCATGTATAATAATTATAAAGATTTTTCTAAGTGGATTGGGTCTAAAACTATTTTAACAACAGAAGAAATAGCAACAAAGTATTTCTGGGAAACAGGGTTATATTATTTTACACAAAATAAACTGTGGGATTTAGCATCAAAAGTAGATGAATTAAGTATTACACATTTAAGTAAAGCAATCAATCTTGGTAATAAAGACAGTAAAAAAACACCAAATCATTTAAAAGAAAGAATAGAAAATACAAAAAAATATTACAATCAAATAAAACAATGACAGAATATATAATATTAGGTATCATAATAGTAATTTTCATAGGGATAGCTACTAAATTAAAAAACAAAAAAAGTAAAGAAGATGATAAACCTGTTTCGGCCGATACACCACTTCCTACGCCACCTCCACCACCTCCAGGAGAAGAGCCGTTCTAGTCTAATAATTTTATCTATTCTGACGTTATCCTTTTGTAAGCAAATAAGTGGTTACTATTGTAATTATAACACTGAAGTGTGGTTTCAATATTTCGTTATAGTAGAGAGAATTGCAATGTTGTTTCTTTTACTGAGTGTCTTTAAATATGCAAGAAAGATTTGTTGGGTAGGGGCAGAAATACTATTATTCTTTTTAATGCAAGATATAATAGACAGATTAATTTTCAATGTAAAAGAGATGAATATAAATGATTACATTGCAATAGGAATATTAATTATAATAGCAATAATAAAATTTAAAAATAAACAAAATGACAATACCAGAACAAATAAAGAAATTATACAATTATAATTCAGCAGCTAAGTTAAAAAAACTATTTACTGATTTGTATAATAGTATTTCAAAACCTTCAGCTTCAATAGCTAAAATAACACCTACAACAAACTTACCATCAGTGGCTGCAACATATGCGGATTTAGCAGCAGCAAGAGCATCAGTGGATGCACAAAGAACAGCTGTTGAAGCAAGACTTGATGCAATTGAAACAAAACTAGATGAGATAATTACAAAATTAAAAGCTTCTGGCGTAATATCAGAATAAATATGGACAATTATAAATTTTATAGAAAAGACAATTATATTGTTCTTTCGAATGTTTTTACTGATGAGACTTTTTATGGATTTGTAAAAGAAGTTCAGGTTGACAAGTCTAATCTGAATAAGCCACACTATAGATTTTTTAACATAAAAGATTGGAATAGTGATATTCCTTTACGAATAACTCAACTTTTAAAAGAAGATGGTAATCCGTATGGGCAGGCTGAATTTGAAACTTTTTATTCACAGAATACTGGAAATTTTAATGGGGGCGGGTCAGCCCCAGGAGTTCAGTCAGTTACAGGAGTGGGGGTAGACAACGCCGATCCTAAAAATCCAGTTATTACGGGAGCTGGTGAAGCAAATTTACAAACGGTACTTAATACAGGAACTTTTGCAACCTTTGACGGGGGACAAAATACTATTCGATTAATGGATGGTGTAGGGGTAGGTAAAGAAATAAACTTCATTACATCCATAACAGCAGACGAGTCTTACAGTCAGTTTCAACAAACTACAGATCAAATCTTGTTCAAAAATGGTGTAGGCGTAGGAAACGACGAGGGAAGCTTTTCGATAATTGGGGCAAACCCAGTTTTAGAAAGAAGGGTTGATTTAGGAGGCGGACAAACTGGGGTTATTCAACTAATGTTTGACGGAGATACTACCGAAGGGACAAAACTTTATTCGTTACCGAATGACAAAGTTGCAAAACCAAACGGAATTCCTTATACTTTGGCGACACTTGACGATATTAGCGTAGGAGGAAATCAAAACTTACAGGATGTTATAGACAAAGGAAGTGTTATGCAGAAAACCAATGGAAATAATTATTTTTCAATGGCTTTTACACATACTCCTTCAAACGATGTTATTACAAGTATAGACCAGTACTGGGAAGATGTAAGCGAAAATAGTTTTAGGGCATATTTTCAACAAAATAATGGAAAGTTAGCATTAGGTCAACAAGAAGGTTTAAAAGCGTCTACATTTAGATTTAAAGAAGGTTTTGACGGATCAAACACGATTTATGAAATACCTACAAAACCCAATAAGTTCGAGTTGGACGGGACAACACCAATACCTTACATATTAGTGACCGTAGAAGATTTAGCTGTTGATAACCCCACAACTTCTGTACTCTCAGCTTCAATATTAGATTCTACATATCCAAACGCCGTGAATGGTTTCAGAGTACATTGTGTATCTATAGTAGGAGGTGCATTAAATTATGAAAAAACAGATACAGGCTGGATTCAATATTTAGTAACAACAGTAGTTTAATATGGAAGCAGTAGGGAAAATACATATAGATTTTCAAGTTATTGAAACAGGTAATCCAAGAATACTATCTGTAGCTGATTATAGCGACTGGTTATACGCAGAAAATAAGCCTAGTTATATTTCTATAAAACTTCCAGGATCTGCAAAATATAAAACAGTCAGTTTTAAAAAACATGCAGTAAATAATTTTAACTCTCATGTTTTAGGATTATCTTGTTTAAAAGGAGATTGTACAAAAGAAACCTATGTTAATTTACCTGATGGAATATACACTATAAAAGTTCTTAGTGGGTATGAAGATATAGAAAAAGAAAGATATTACCTTAAAACAGATGTAATTGATCTAGAAATAGCAAAAGCATTAACACAAATAGGATTTGATTTTACAAATGAAACAGCCAAAAAAATAAAACCTTATCAAAAAATAGATCAATTTTTAACTGTTGCTAAATCTTGGACTAAAGAGGGTGATTTTGTAAAGGCAGATAGATATTTTCAAGAAGCAGTATCTCTATTTAATAAACAAAAATGTTAATGAGATGGGACAAGAAAGTTTAGAGAAAGTTAGTATTGAAAAGTACTTATATCAGTGGAATAAAGAATTAATGACTGAGATAGATAAGCAGTACCTAAAAGATCATTTTATGTTAGGTGATGGTGGAGATCAGGATAAGATGGCATTTTATCAACTATATTTGAAAACCTTTTCTATGAAGAATTGTGAATTATCAGAATGGGTTTGGAAAAAGATAAATGGAACTTTAGAAGAGTCTAAAAAATGTAAATCAGAGCCACCTAAACTATTCAAAAACTGTTCTGTACAAAAAATAATTAAAGCCTGTGATAGTTGTGACTGGCAGACCATCTATTGGTAAAATAAAAAATAAAAATGAGTACAGGAATAGAAGTAAAAAATTATAAGTTAAAAGCTTTACCTTTAAAGCCTATACCTAATGCTATCCTCTATATAAAAGGGGATACAGATATTAATGTTACCGCTTACATAACGGACGTAAATGGTGTACCATATCCTTTAAAAGATAATGAGGGATTAATTAATCCAGGAGTCCAAAGTGTTTTCAATATAGATGGGAGTATTTCTGTGATAGGATCAGATAATGTTAAAATAAGTATTCAATCTGGAATACTTTCTGTTATAAATTCAGCAATACAACCAGAGGACTTACCTAGCACAAAGTCAGAATATAATACAACATTAATTGATGGGGAGTTTCTTTTTGTAGGAGATGTTGTAAATTATACAGATGAGCAAGCCCAAGATGCTGTGGGAAGTATATTCATTGACACTAGTACTATAGGTATAAATTATAATGATTCCCTACCAGAAATATCTGTAGCAGTAAAACCAAATTCTATAACTTCTGGGGAATTGTCTGATACAATAAATATAACTGAATTTGTAAATAATGCAGGGTTTGAAACAACAACACAGTTAGATACTCGAGATATAAATAATAGAAATAGAGTTAATCATACAGGAGTACAAGCTATTTCTACAATAACAAATTTACAAACATCCTTAGACCTAAAAGAAAATAAGTCAGAAAAGAATGTTGCGAATGGCTATGCACCACTGGATTCAAACAGTAAAATACCTTTAGCTAATATAAATGATTCATTATTAGGGAATGTAAAATGGTACGGACTTTATAATGGAACAATTATCTCATCGTCACCTGTTACTTCACTGAATGGTCAATCTTTACCAATACCTTCACCACTTAACATAGGCTGGTATTTTATAGCAAATACTTCTTTTACATATGATTTCAAGAATTATGAGACGGGTGATTGGATTATATCTAATGGTATTATTTTGGATAAAGTTGACAATACAGATGCTGTATCAAGTGTTTTTGGAAGAACAGGTAATATTACAGCCCAAAATGCAGACTATACAACAGCTTTGATACCAGATACTTTAAATAAGAGGTATGTCACAGATGCAAATTTAACAACTATTGGAAATCAAAGTGGTATAAATACAGGAGATGAAACAACTGCAACTATACAATCCAAAAGACCTATAAAGACAATAAATACAATTTCTTTAGAAGGTAGCGGAAATGCTACAGTATCAACAGACAATATACCAAATAATAGTTCAGTATCTGGGAGCACGACAACCAATGCTTTAAATAGTCTAAATACATTAAAATCTGATGATTCCAATGTTATTCATAAAACATTAAATGAGACTAAGACAGGAACTCTCTCTTTAATAACTCCAAATATAGCAGCGGGAACTTCAGGGCTTAATGGCCTTACGCCAATTATTGTTACAGGAGGAAAAGGAGGGGACAACACTAATACTTCAGGGACAGTAATAGCAGGAAATGCCGCTAATATATTTTTACAAGCAGGTCTTGGTGGCTCATCTACATCGTCTGGTACCGCAATTGGAGGCAAAGGCGGGGACTTTAAAATTATGGGTGGGGATGGAGGTTTCGCTTTAGGTACTGGAACACTTATACCTGGAAATGGTGGAGTTGCAACTGTACAAGCAGGATCTTCTTATGGAGGGCAACCTGGTTTTGCAGATGTTAAAGCTGGGAATAATAATACAGTTGGAGGATTAGGCGGGAATGTTTTTTTGACAGCAGGTTGGGGAAATAACAATGCTTTGAGTAATCCTTTGTATGACGGAACTATATTTTTAGGAGTTAGTGGTTCTAACACAGTACGAGGAAACACTGTAATAGGGAATACCATAGACGACAGGATTAATAGGCTACAAGTTACAGGCAGCGGGGTTTTTACAGGAACAGTTATAGTTTCTCCTGCTATATTAGATTCACAAGCAGTTAATTTAGGCCAACTTAATTCAATTTTAGATGAAAATCGAAATCAAGGGGTTCAGACATTAACTTTAGATGGCTTATCTAGTATTTACAATATACCTCACGGTTTAGGAGCCACGCCTGTATTTGCTTTTGCAGGGAGAGGAAATTCTTTAAATTTTGATGTATTTAACACAACATGGGACGCAACAAATATTATAATTACATACCAAAATCCACCTTTAGCAGGATCATTAGATATTAACTGGATCGCTTTAAAATAAAATATAGTTAAAAATATGGCTTTTTCAATAATTCTATTAGAAAATTTAACTGAATTAAAAACTAGAAGAGGGAATGCAAGTAGTACCACTATTGCATCTATATTGGGATTAAATTATCCAACTACAGAAGGATTTTCATTTTACAAATGGGATGATACTTCTACAACTACTGGGGATGATGATGAAATAGTCCATCCTACAGTGGGTGGGGGATTATCGGGTAGATGGTTTAAAATAGATATTTTAATTACTGCTCAATTAGTTATTGCCGCTTTAGGTTACCCACCTTATGATGCAAATAATCCAGATGGTTTTATATCTAGTTATATAGAAACAGACCCCACCGTCCCATCTTTTGCTAAAACTTTAGTATCATTCGCTATTATCAAAGCCTTGACAGATCCTCTATATAAGCCAATTGGATACACACCAACAAGCTCAGAAATTACCACTGCTCTTGGATTTACACCAACTACAAATACAAGAACATTAACAATTAATGGGATATCATTTGATTTAAGTGCAAACAGAACATGGACAGTTGGAGATGTAACAACAACAACCTTAACAAGTGGTTTAGCCACAAAAGAAAACACAATTACTGCTGGAACTACAGCTCAGTATTGGCGTGGAGATAAAACGTGGCAAACATTAGATAAGATAGCAGTTGGACTAGGAAACATAGACAATACAGCAGATGTAAATAAAAATGTTTTATCAGCTACAAAACTTACAACAGCTAGAAATATAAATGGAGTCGCTTTTGATGGTACTTCAAATATTACAATAGTTGATGCTACAAAAGAACCTATTATAACAGCAGGAACAAATTTACAGTATTGGAGAGGTGATAAGACTTGGCAAACTTTAAATACAGCTAATGTACCTGAGAATACAAATCTATATTACACTAATTCAAGAGCCAGAGCAAGTATATCTTTAACAACTACAGGAACTGGCACATCAACTTATAATAGTACCACAGGAATTCTAAATATACCAACACCAGTAACTACAACAGATAACACTGTAACTAGAACAATCAATAGCTCTACTTATACGATATCTTCTACAAAACCAGCTACTGTGAAATACAATATTAAAATAGCATGCACAGCAACTATTGGGTCAGCTTCATCAGGTAAAGTATTGTTTCAGTATTCTACAGATGGAGGTACTAATTGGATTGACGCAGGAGAAGTTGAAAACAGTAATACTGTCTCACTTGCAATAGTTTTAAACTCAACTACAAATCAATCTGGTTTTATTGTATGGAGTGTTCCAGCAAATGCATTGTGTAGACTGGTACCCACTACTTCAGGTACAACAACTATAACATGGATTAGAGGACAAGAAACATATTAAAAATATAAAAAATGAGCAAAAATTGCGGGAATAAAATAAGTAATACATGCGGAAATAAAGTAAAAGCCGCCTGTACAGAGTACGAAACAGATCTTCCAGATTTCTCTGAAATAGGTACATGTCCTAGTCTAGAAGACACAACAACGGAATTATATACTTTCATCGGAGAAATAAAAAACCAAATAGACTTATCAGCTTTAGGTGAATTGTGTTTAGAATACACACTTGAAGAAGGTAAAGTAATTGTAAAAAATGTTTTAGTTAAATTTGAACAAACTATTTGTGATTTACAAAATAGAATAGAAGAGTTAGAAACAGAGTCCATATGTAACAAATCTATCGCTGAATGTACAGATGTAATAGGATGTTTAGTAGATCCCTGTGGAGAAAATATTTTAACATTGGGAGATTGGATGAAAGTAGTTACAGAAAAAATTTGTATAACTAATGGATAATTAAAAATATGGTAGTAATGAATGGAAAACATTACCTTTATAGGCACATTCGGATAGACACAGGGGAACCATTTTACATAGGATTAGGAACTAAACCAAAACAGTATCGAATTTTAAAAACCGAATATTCTAGAGCTTATACAGAAAGAGGTAGAAGTAGTTTTTGGCAGAACATAACAAATAAAACAGAATACGAAATAGAAATCCTGTTAGAATCAGATGATTACGAGTTTATAAAGCAAAAAGAAATTGAATTTATTGGTATTTATGGAAGGAGAGATTTAGAAACAGGCAGTTTAGTAAATCTAACCGATGGAGGAAATGGTAATTTAAATGGAATAGTGTCAAAAGAGACACGAGATAAGAGAAGTAAAAAACTTAAAGGAGTACCACGTTCAGAGCAAGCTTTAAAAAATATTAGAAAATATAATGATACTATTAAAGATTCTATCCGAGAAAGAGAAGTTGGAAAATTGTATAAAATGAAACAAGGATTTTTCATTAAAATATTAGAGTACAATGGTAATAAAAAAGTTTTAATAGAAATATTAGGTACAGGAGAAAAAAGAACTCAATCTTTAAGAGAAATAAAAAAAGGATCCATCAAGGATTACAGTTTATTAACTTGTAATGGAAAAGGTTATCTAGGGAAAAGAGGTCATGATAGAAAGGAAATACTTCTATGGAGATCTTTTACACACAAATATGAAAATACCTACGGGATTTGTGATAATTGGAAAAGTTTTGAAATTTTTATAGAGTGGTATAACAAAAATAAAAAAGAGGGTTTCTGCCTAGTTACTCACTCCTTTGAGGAAGAAGGTAATTGTGATGAGAATAATACTTATTTTATACCTTCTAAACTAATGAGTATTTTAATCCCAAAAACAGGTTATCAAAAAACTTCTTCAGATAAAGTAAGAGTAGAATTTAGAAAAAAGGACTATGGGTTATTTGATACAATAGAAGAAGCAATCAATAAACACAAAATAGTTAAAAAAGAATATATTTTATCTTTATTACAATGCTATAAAAATGAACTGTCAGAAGACTTACAACAAAAGATTATAAACTACAGTGTTAAAATAAGAGAAAATGAATAACTGCCCACAATCCATAATTCCCATTATTACAGAAGACCCATGTCATGGAGAGCAAATAAGTACTAACTGTACCATACTTCCAATTGCAATCACTTATCTAAACCTCCCGCCTAATTCAACAGTTACAACTGTATTAAATGCATACCTACTTTCTCTAGTAGATGCAAGAAATAGAATAGCTGTATTGGAGACACAAGGAGCTAATTTTGAAACAAGAATAACCGCGTTAGAGAACGCATAACAATAAGAATTTATGTGCAATAACTGTCAACAAAACAATTGCGGGTGTCAACCAGAACCTCAGTTCAGTCTTTGTAATTCTCTCTGTCCTCCAGAACCCTGCGTATGTCCTGTAAAAGATCTATCAACAGACTGTATTGTTTTGGCGCAAGATTTAGAATGCTCGGGTGTTTTAGCAGGAACTGTCTTTACAGAAGCAATACAACAGTTAGATGAATATATTTGTACAGCTATTTCAGAATTATATGCGTCTATGAATCTAGTAAATGTAGGTACAGGAGCTAGAATATATAAAGGTGTTGATGGAATTGGCCGAAAAGAAATAAGAAGCATAACATCAAATGGGTCTATAGTAATAACTGAAAATACTAATGAAATACAATTAGTAGTGCCTCCTACAAATCAAAATAATTTTGTTAGACAACTTGTTATTAATCCATTAGACTTACCAGAGGAATATGGAGAGCAAGATATATGTGATTACATATTATCTTTACCTGCGAATCAAAGAACTATTGCAGATACAGATAGCAAATGGAATATAATAATCGGTACATTACCTGGATAAGATATTAAAATGATACAAGTAAAAGAAATATACGAACTACAAAATATAGGAAAAGGAATTATTACATCTTTAGTTCCTGACAACTTATTAAAAATAACTCCATTTCCAGTTACTCCAGGATTTCAAGATGTATTAGATGAAGATCCTAATCTCCCATTTGGAAATACTGTAAATATAGCTCAATATTTTTATTTAAAAGCCGCGTCTAATATGGTAGAAGTGAACAATCCAAGTATTGTGTCTTCAATAATACCAGCAACAAGAATAGGAAAAGGTATAGGTAATACATCAACTGATGTGAGTTTAAGCTTTTTTCCAACACAAGCTTTATTTACAGATGGACAAAATTCAAGGGGTTTAGAATATGCAGGAAACTATGAAGCTAATTTTACAAATAGAAGCTTAATAACAAGACAATATTTTACCGATAACTTACCTGTAATTGATGGTTCTGAAACTAAAGTAAATGCTGGAACTAATGTGACAATAACAGGAAATGGAACAATTGCAACTCCTTACATTATAAACTCTACAGCTAGTGGAGGGGATGGTTCTGAAACTAAAATTAATGCGGGGACTAATATATCAGTTACAGGAACAGGAACAATAGGCTCGCCATACATAATTAATAACACTCAAACAGTTGATGGCAGTGAAACAAAATTAATTAGCGGTACAACTACTATTGTATCTGGTAATGGTACAATAGCTACTCCATATAAAGTAGAAACTGTCAATCTACAAAAAACTATTACATCAAATTACACTGTGTTAGCTTCTGATAATAACTACAGCATTAAAGTGGATAATGGCTCAACTCCTATTACAATAACAGTTCCAACAGGGTTACCAGAAAATTTCTTTACTGGATTTACTCAAAAAGGAACAGCAGATGTAACTTTTGTAGGTTCTGGAACAACAATAACAAATCCCATAGGTTTAAAGATTAAAGGTCAAGGGTATTGTGTCGGGCTTGAACAAATAGGTACAAGTAATTCGTTTGACCTAATGGCAGACACCAAAGCCTAATAATATGAATAATATAAAAAAATCCATATTTAAAACAAGAACTATATCAGAAGGAGTATTTTCTTTTGGATTTAGTCACGGAAATGAAATTGATCCAGAAGGAGAATGCGGACAGCCTCAAGAATATCTCGGGTATTGTAGTACAAGTATAATTTCTACAGGAGTTATTTTATATGCGGATATTGGACTAACAATACCTGTTGATGGGAATAATGCGTACTTTAGAATACTTCCTGGAAATGTGATATGGGTTATCGGTACTGATGGCGTTATTGGAACAAGTTATACTTGTGCTTAAATTAATATAGGTTTTTGGTCATCCTATATTCGATAAGGAGAGTAGAAATACTCTCTTTTTTGTTTAAAATTAAGTAATTTGTTAAAGTAGTTAATTATTATTAAATTTGCAACATGAGTAATAATGAAATCACAGATATCGTTTTAAATACCTTAAAGGCTAATTCAAAAGACAGCCGAATTAGTAGAAGGCTTGTGCTATCTACTTTAGAAAGTAAAGCTAAATATTATATCAGTCAGAAGTTAAATGATAAAAGTTTATACAGAGAAGCTAATATATATAAAGAAATTCCTTGTGTGCCTTTTATTAGTGTCGATATCATAAAATGCCCTATAATTGAATTTAGGACTTGTAAAACATTGATGAGAAGTAAAACTGAAGTTCCAGAATTAATTTGGTCTAAATATGGGCACACACTAAAAGAGGTGACAAGTGTAGATGGAAGCTTTACATTTGAACCTATAACTGCAACTCAATATAGAAAAAACAAACAGAGAACAGGTAAAAGCAATAAGAAATATTTCTATGTAAAAGATAATTTTGTGTATATTCCAGACTATGAATTTTATATGGGGAATTTATATTTAATCTCACAGGACGGTTATGAGCTATCACAAATATCTGAATGTAGTGAAAATAGATGCGACTCAGTTTGGGAATTTGAATTTATATGTCCTAATAAATTAGAAGAGATTGTAATACAAGATACCATAAAGCAGTTATCTTTGACCAAACAAATTCAAGAAGATGTGAATCCAAATTTGAATTCTAATGGCTAAAAAGTATTTAAAAAGAGATGCTGTAAAAAGAGTATTTAGGTGCACTAATCACAAAAAACAAATACCGCCAACAAAAAGACTACCTGAGCCTATTTACGAAGAAAGTACTAAATTTTTAAAATCAGAATTAATATTTTCTCCCAGAGCCCATAAATTCTATAGACAAAAAACAAAATACAAAAAGAGGATAGCAAAACAAAAACTGTTTTTTCTAATGCGAGAATGCCTTAAAGAAATTAAGAAACGAATGTTAGAGAATGAAGCAGGTGTATTTATAGAAGGTTTTGGATATTTTTGTATGATGAGACATCCCGAAAGAAAGATAAGAAATTTTTATATTGATGGGTATCTAGTCAAAGGAAAATATTTACAAACTATGGGGTGTATGTATAGTCCAGTATTTATGCCAATAAGAAAGGACAGCTCTATGCAACAATGGACAATGGATAAAGCTTTTGATCAACGATTAATCAACAGTTTAAAATACAGGCTTAGAAAAAAAAGTAAAAAATACAGAATGTCATTTATTTTATTAAATAACTTATATGGCCGAGAAAATTCTAAAATTGACCCCCCAATATTAAAATGACAACATTAAAAAATGTACTGGCCGACATAACATCAGATTTAAAAATGTATGATGAAATGGGATTGATTGATGACATCTCATTAAAATTATTTTTATTAAATGAATTAAAGGGTTTTGGTGGTAATGTCATGGAGGTATACCCTCATGTATTACAGATTAAAAACGGACAATCTACTTTACCTGATAACTTTTTTTCTCTCACAAAAGCTGTAAAAACAAGTCCGATAGGGTGTGTCCCAGAAGCAGATTGTAATGAGCCAGAACTAATAAACAGTTATTTTTATAGAGTTAGAAAAGAAGCCTCTGAAATTTGGGATAATGGTTCAAAATTACTAGAAGGGGATTATAAATATGTTGAAGAGAAAACTTATTTTTTTAATAAAGATTTAAAAGCTAATTTTTACTATGGAAATAATACTATTTTAAAATTAGTTCCTGGTTTTGATAAAAGTAAGTTAGATTTAAAATGTGAAAATGTGTATGTTAAATCATCTCCTTATCATATAAATATAATAAATAATACTTTACAAACAAATTTTTCAAATGGTTTCATATGTATCTGGTATCAAGGGCTATTAATTGATGAAGATGAAGAAATTGTATTGCCTGAAGACCCAAATAAAAATATCTATAAGTATTTAATTTCGGCAGGAAAGGCTAAAGTATTTGAATTAGTATGGGCTAATGACGATGACGCAAATGTACTAACTAAATTACAGTTTTACAAAGGAGAGTCTCAAAAAGATAAAACGGCTGCTTTAGCACAAGTGAGATTTAATTCTATTACAGGAGAAAATTGGGATGAAGGGTTAAAACAAAGAAGAGATAAAAGATTTAGAAAGTTCAATAATTTCGGCAGAGGTTAATAATTAAAAATAAAGTACAGTTTTGGCTAAACCAGATATAAAATTAAATCAACCCCAAAGAGGATTAAATAGAGATCAATATAATTTAGGAGAAGCTGATTATTCAACTCTTTTGAATGGTCTTTTTGATGGTATAGATGGAGGCAGTTTCACTTTAACTAATGAAATGTCAAACTTACTTTCTTCTAGATTTAAAGCAGGTTTTAAGGTAATTAACGGCACAAATGATATTTATTCTAATGCAACCTATTTCTTTTTAGTAAATCCAGTTACAGGGGTAGGGGAATTTGGGCAAATAAAAAATGTACAGCAAGTTCAAAATATAGAAGATGTACAGAATAATTGTGAAGGATGTATAAAATATCTAGATTTAGCAGAACCTTTAGAAGATATAGTACAAACAGAATTAAATGTATATGAGACATTACTTGCAGATGAATGTCATATTTTAGCAGGAGAGCCAGAAAAAGGATTTCAGTTTTCTATAAACGCTCCTATTAAAAAAACGGTTATAAAAAATGAAAAGTGTGGAAAAACTATTTATTTTACAGATGATAATACACCTCCGAGATATATAGTTTTAGATAATTTACAACAGTATAAACAAACTGGAGATATAAATTGCGGAGTAGATGAAATTGTTCCTACATGCCTAGATGCTGACAAACTTTTAATTTTTAAAAAATATAACTTACCAGAACTAATTCCGGTATCAATAGAATTAGGAGGGCGTTTGAAATTAGGAACTTATGAATTTTTAATAGCTTACACTGATCAATTAGGTAATGAAATATCTGAATATACTTCTATAACAAACCCTATCCAAATTTTTGATAGAAATAATGTGACTCTAATCCAAAGTGAGTTAGGAACACCGACTAATTATTCTATAAAATTAAAAGTTGATAATTTAGATAAAAGATTTACTCACTATAAAATAGCAGTTATTCAAACAACTTTAGAGGATAAAGGAGTTACACGTTTTTTTATAGAGGGTATTCATAATATCAACGATACAACAGTTATTTATGATGGGGAACAGAATAAAAAGTCTATTGAATTATCAGATTTAATTAGAGAGAATTTATATATTCAACGTTGGGAATTTCTTACAGAAAGTAACAATTCATTGATAGGGGCGGGTATAACAACTGAAAAAGAAATAAATTTACAGCCTGTAGTTAACTTATTAGGTTCTTTTTTAAAGTGGCAAACACATATAGCGAAAGAAGATTTATATAAAGATGGAGTAAAAGATTCATTATATTTATCCATAAACAGAGATGAAGTAGTACCTTATTCTATTAGATTTTTATTAGAGGGGGGCTATAAAACTTCGTTATTCCCTCTTATTAATAGAAATGCAAAAGATAGTGATTTAGTAGAAGTTCCTTCAACAAATAAAGATAGAATTTCCATAGAATCAAACAAAGGGGTTTGTAATTCAACAGACAGAACAAAATATTGGCAATATTATAATACCGCAACAGAAGATGAAGATTTTTGCACCTCAGATTCTTTAGAAATTGTAGAAGTACAAGAAGAAATAGAAAAAAATTGTGTTTACCAAAATGTTATAACAACTCCAGGCGCTACATTTAGTATTGAAACTACTCAAGAATATGTTGATTTAACAACCTTTATTACAGATACTATAGCTAATGGTGATTGCTTATCCTATATCAACTGTCCATCACCTTCTGATACCAATGTATATCCCTTTTGTAACTATTTTGATATAGATTGTTATAATGGATTAAATTGCGTACCTAATTACAATAATTGTGAGGCACCTGTTTTAGAAGAAGAGGAACTTATTGTAGGTGCTATTGTAGGGGAAGTTGCAACAATGGTGGATGCAGTGTTCCCAACAGAGTATACCAAGACAAAGCCTCCTCAAACATGTACAATTTATGAATTAGATACTACCACAGGAGAGCCAAAAAGAAATACAGAGTTTGAGACAGCTTTTATGCAGTGTAATTCTTTTCCTCATATTCCTCAAGTAGCTGTTTTTAGAACATTACAATTTGAAAATTTAGAGTGCACCTATGCTGATGCAATTGCAGAAGTAACACCAACTAGTACATTTAATCAGGGATATTTCCATGATTATTACGGCGCACTAACAATAGCTGAATTACAAACTTCAAAAACTACGATAGCTTCGGGATCTGAATGGACTAATAAACTTCATAAAGGAGTGTTATGGTTTAAAGGAGACATACTAAATAGAGATAATTTTGTATTAGAAGTCTCTAAAATTAAAGAATTAGAGCAAGTAGACAACATAGCAGATGGAACACTAATAAGAGTATCTATCTATAATAAATGTAACTCTACAGATCCTATGTATTCTAAAATAGTTGATGCAGCAACAGGAGAAATGTTATTTTTTCAGAAACCAGCTAACTCTCTAGATTGGACAATAATAAATGAAGCAGGTACACCAACAAATATAGGTCAAATTTCAGGGCAGAATTTTTATGTGGCTATAGATGCTAAAATAATTAGTCAAGTTAATTGTGCAGACGCTACAGTTTACAGGACAGCTCCTTTGAATGGATGTTTTGCAGTAGTTTTAAGAGGAAAAGAGTTTTCTAGAATAGATGTAACTTATGATTCTATACGAATAGATAAAAAACAAACATATGTAGCAACCTGTACTTTTAATAAGCCTGTTGCAAATAGTTGTGTAGTGACTCCTTATAAGAAAGGTGATTTTGCCTATTGGGAAAGTCAAGAAATATATCCTGACAACACTTCTTTATATGATTCTAGCACATTAAAAGTAAAACCAGCAGACATCAATATATTTCAAAGAGAGAAATTTGAATTAGAGTTTGTTGATGGAACTACTATATCTGACATTTTCACACCAATATTAGATTCAGAAGGAAATTATCAATGGAAAAAAGATAATACTGAAAAGCCTCTTGTAAATTTTACTTGTAGAAATATAAGACACTTTAAATTTCCAGATAACAAGGTGAGCCCTTTTATGTATGAAAATCCTCAGTTGACTCAAAGTGATTCAGTGATATATCCTTTAGGTATAACTATAGATGAAACTACAATAAATTCATTTTTAGATATTGCAGTAAATAATGGGCTGTTAAGTGAAGAAAAGAGAAATCAAATTGCTGGATATGAAATTTTCAGAGGGGATATAACTCAAGACAGGAGTATAATATCTTCAGGTCTTTTATTTGACATGAGAAAATATACAGATGAAAATGATAAAACTCAATCTATCTATTATTCTAGTTATCCTTATAATGATTTAGGAAGTGATATTTTAAATTATTCAGATAAATCAAGAACAACATATATTCCTCATCCTTATAATGGGTTAAAAAATGATAAATTTACGTACCACAGTCCAGAGACAGATTATTATAGATATACTTTACCTACAGAACTATCCATACAAGGATACATTTTCGGACAAACAGATAACAGTTATTTTAATGAAGTAAAAGATCATCCTAAATTTGTAATTTTAACTAGAAAAGCAAAAGATTTAGCAGGGCTTTTAGCAGGACTAGAAGTAGCTACAGAGGTTGCTGTACAATTAGCCAATGCAGGAGAAAATTATAGATTTGACGCAGGATTTGTAGTATCTCTTAACCCCGCAGGTATTGTTTTGTCTATAATAGCTGCGGCACTATCAGCAGTGAGTTCTGTGATTGTAAACTATGGAAGGTACCGATTGGATTGGATAAAAGCATTTAGAGACTTAGGACAACCTGAAAACTTTTCTTCATATTTTCATTCCAGTGCTAAGTATAACTATATGCAATTATTACAAGAGAATGGAAACCAATTAAGATCATTACACTCCGCAAAGTATTTAAAAGAAGGTAATTTTTCACAAGTTGATGATGTTAGAGAAAAAATAAGTATTAATAATGTAGATAGAGAAAAGTCAGTTTTATTAACTTTAGGTTTATCTAATACTTTAACTTACCCAACAGAATACTTAAGTTTTGACAATAATAAAATAGATACTAATACTGCATCTCTAACTATAGCAAGCCAGAATAATGCTTGTACTACAGGAATGAGTAAAGTGATTAAAAAAAATGTAGCAAGCCCGTATGTAGCTTTAAAAAACTACCTACCTGCTCAGTATGGAACAGTTAATTCTATAAAATGGTTATCAACAGGCTACAGAGGAGATTTAAAAAATCCTAGAACAACTTGTTTATCTATTTTTGGAGGAGATACATATATTTCTCGTCACACACTAAAAAGAAAAATGCCTTTATTTACAGATACTGCATTCGGATTGGCAAGTTTAACTCCTTTTAATTACAAGTTTTACTCTAATATTGGTAGAGAGCCTAGATTTTATGTAGATTATGAAGTTATAACAGATTATAGAAGACAATCTGCTTTATTTCCAGATATAGATTACGATTTAAAATTTGATTGTGAAACTAAACAAACTAATTATTACAGACCACCAAGTAAATTTTATTTATACTACTATGGTGTCCCTAATTTTTTAACTGAGACTAGAATAAATACTTGGAATAGAACAGCAGAGCCAACATTAGAAAGAAATTTCTATCCAAATACAGGGGATACATCAGAATGGACACAAGAAAAAAATGTACCTATAAAAAAAGCAGAATTTTTCTTTTACAATCAAATATATTCTAAATCTGTAACAACTACAGCATATAGAACCTTATCAGATAATTTTGATCAATCGGAAAGTGATTGTAGAAATGATAAGCCTAATGGTATAATGTGGTCACAACCAGACAACAGTGAGAACAATTATAATGACCCCTATTTGAACTACAAACCTTTAGATTTTTATGAGTTTGATAGTAAATATGGCAAATTAAAAGATATTCGCACAATTGAGAGAGAACAAATTCTAATAAGACAAGAAAATGCAACTTCTTTATTTAATGCAATAGATGTAGCTGTAGATGATGGAAAAAGAGCCGATTCTAGAAACTTAGCTTCAGCATTTGCAAGAAGACCTATGACTTATTCCGAAACGGATCTTGGATTTGGAGGTACGCAATCATCTCAATCTGTTAGTTGTGAATTTGGACATTATTCTGTTGACGCAAAACGAGGACAAGTTATAGAGATTCCTAGTGGTGGTCAAGGAATGAATGAAATATCAAGTATAATTGGTGGTAAACCTAGTGGAATGAGAAATTGGTTCAAAGAACATCTACCATTTAAAATACTTAAATCACAAATAGCAAATATAAGCGATTTAGACACAGATAATGCTATAAATGGAGTTGGTATAGCTATGGGGTATGATAGTCGATTCAGACGCGTATTTATCACTAAAAAAGACTACATACCTAAAGTTGACCCATGTCTAAAATTTGATAAGAATATTGGGTTTTATACAGATTGTGGAGAGAGTGAGATAACTTGTCCAGCAGGATATACATATAATCCAACAACAGAGTTATGTGAAAAAACAACACTAAGCCCTACACTGTGCCCAGATGGTTATATTTATGATGAAGATGCTCAAACTTGTACTTTAATAACCACAGTTCCTGCGGATTGCGACTGTGAAGCAATAGTAATTGCAACTCCTCCGTCTCAAAGTACAGATAGTGGGCAAACAACTAATATATCTTTAACAGGAAATCCAGGAACATTATTTACATGGACAGTGGTTCAAAATGGAGTGACAGGGGCAACAAGCGGTTCGGGTACAACAATAACAGATTTATTAATAAATAATGGGGTTACTTCAGGTACAGCAGTGTATACAATTACACCTACTATTGATGGGTGCACTTCAACAACAGCAACGGTTACAGTAACTGTAGAGCCACCTGCAATAAATTTTGATGTAGTTTCTACCAATTGGGGAACATTATCTACGGTTAGTGCTTGGGAGTCATTTTTTTTAACACAAGCAGGAGCAACAACAGCAACAATTACAAATTTTTCACTCGCATCAGGAAGGGTCAGATTCAGAGTCAATACAAATTTAAACAGTTTAATATTGAATAATAGAAATATAACTACAGTTAATATTGTAGATATATCAAGTATGACTACACTTAACTTATCATCTAATTTAATTGTCACATTTAATCCTATTGTTGCATTACCTAATTCACTAACGAATTTAAGTCTGGCAACTAATGACATTGTAACATTTAATCCGACATTACCTTTACCAAGTTCTTTACTTACATTAAATTTAACTATTAATGATATAGTAACATTTAATCCTTCTATTGCTTTACCTAGTAGTTTGCAACAATTAAACTTACAAGCAAATAAGATAGTAACATTCAATCCAACTATAGCTTTACCAAATAGTTTGCAAGTATTAAATTTGGCAACTAATGACATTGTAACATTTAATCCGACATTACCTTTACCTAATTCACTGATACAACTACTTCTACAAGTTAATGAAATAATAACATTCAATCCAACTATAGCTTTACCAAATAGTTTGCAACAATTGATTTTAAATGCTAACGACATAGTTAGTTTTAATCCAACATTACCGTTGCCAACCAATTTACAACAATTAGTTTTAAATAATAATAAAATTACAATAACATCTTGGAATTCAGATACAGCGTGGATATCTTTAGCTCCTAATGGGGCAACATTAGTATCAACAGCTAATATACCTGCAAATGGTATTGTAGGCACAAACACAGAAACATTACTTTTAGCTAAAAGCTGGACAGTAGTACCTTAAATTTATAAAATATGGCAACATGTAATTGTCCTAATGAAACATGTACTCAACAGACAATAGAAGGAATAGTATATTGTAACTGCACAATAATTATAGATGATATTGTGTGTCCAGACGGGTGCACAACAATAATACTACCAAATGGAAATGCTCAATGTTCTTGCACAGACACTGTAGAACCAACAATAGAAAAAGTAAAAACTCCTGTAGAAGTAACAGATCCAAATTACTTTGAAGATGTTAGCTGGACAATCGCATTTTCCCCTATAGAGCAAAAGTGGGTAGGTTTTTACAGCTACTGCCCTAACTACTATATTCCTCACCAAAACTATTTCCAAACGGGAATAAATCAAAGTTCAGATTCAACAGAAGTAGGGTTATGGTCACACTTATTAACCAATAGGAGTTACCAAGTTTTTTATGGTAAAAAGTATCCATTTTTAGTCGAGTATATGCTGAAAAGAGAATATGGAGAAATACTTTTAAAAACAGTTGGTTTTGAAATGGAAGTGAGTAGATATCACAATGAATTTGATACGGCACAAATAGATGATAAACCATTCAACAAAATGTGGATCTATTCACCGTTTACCAATTCAGGAGAATTGAGACTTGTACCCAATACAGGACAATTATCATTGATTTCTAAGTATCCTATTACCGCAAAAGATGGTTCGTATCAAGAGGTACTTGTGACGAAGGTGGGAAGTGAGTATACAATTAATTATTTCTATAATAGGATGATCAGCCATAAAGCCAATAATCCTTGCTGGCTCTGGGATAAGAACCAAATAAATAAAACAATAAATACAGATATTGTAAAATTCAGCGGTAAAAATGTCCTCGAGCCAATGAGATCCAATGTATTCTCAATTAGGTTAGAACAATCAATAGAGACAAGACTTAGGTATGCAATTAATCTTTTAAGCTCAAAAGTAAATCTAGAATTATAGTTGCAAATATCAAAATAAAGTTGTATTTTTGTAAAAAAAGAAAAGAGGTATGCAAAAAAGATTAGACAGGGAAGAAATAATAGGAAAAACCTACAAAAATAATTTAGGGCAAGATTTCACAGTAATAAATTATAAAAACCCTAAGAATATAGATATTAAATTTGAGGATGGGACTATTGTCTTAAATAAGAGGTTTACAGCAGTATTATCAGGAAGTATAAGAAATCCTAATTTCCCTATTAAATATGGAGTTGCATTTATAGGTCAAGGTAAATATAAATCTACTATAGAGGGAAAAGATACTGCTATATATACCGCTTGGTCTGGAATTCTCAGAAGATGTTATGATAAAAAGTTTCTTATTAGGAATCCCAGTTATTATAAAACTATAGTGTGTGAAGAATGGCACAATTTTCAAAATTTTGCTACTTGGTTTGAAAATAACTGGAAACCTTATATGAAAGGATGGCATGTAGATAAAGACATACTTTTTAAAAGAGACAAAATTTATAGCCCAGAAACATGCTCAATAGTCCCTGCCGAAATTAACTATCTGCTTCTAAAATGTAATGCTTCGAGAGGTGGTTTACCTATAGGTGTATTTAAAGATGGAAAAAAGTATGTAGCTAAATTAGTTAGAGATAAAGGAATTCAAAAATATACTAGGCATAACACAATTGAAGAAGCTTTCCAGTCGTATAAAGTAGCCAAAGAAGCACACATCAAAGAAGTTGCCGAAATATGGAGACCTAAATTAGCTACAAAAACATATGAAGCTTTAATAAATTATCAAGTAGAAATAACAGACTAATGGCGCTAATAAAAGATAAAATAAAGCAACAAAACAAAGAAGAATACGCCTATAAGAAAATGCTAAGTTATGGGTGGACTCCTGACCAAGCAGCAGGTATTGTTGGTAATTTGATAAGAGAAAGTAACCTGAATACTACTATATTAGGAACAGCGGATACAAAAGGATCAAAAGGGATTGCGCAGTGGCACAGTGGAAGATTAGAGACTTTACAAAATAAATATGGTTCTAACTGGACAGATTTAGATAACCAACTAGATTTTGTAAATTGGGAGTTAAATAACACTCATAAAAAAGCAGGAGACAAGCTCAGAACAGCACAAGGGGTTTATAATACAGGTAGAATTGTATCAGATGATTATGAGAGACCGAAAGTAAAATTTCATGCTGATACTAAAAGACAAAACTTAGTGTTTAACACTTATAAAAAGTTATCTGGAACCCCCCTTACAGACTCAGATCGACAACAGTTTTTAAAAGGAACAGCACAAAGAGCTATAGACAGTTACATACCAGCTACTAATGAAGTACCTATTACATACACACCAGAAGTAAGTAATTTTATTTCCCCAATTAATATCCCTACCTTAGCAGAACCTAATGAAACAGAAGCTGTGCAAAAAGCCAAAGAGGAATTAGATAATAAACAACAGCAACAACTTAATCAACAAAGATTTATACAAGATTTATTAGTGGCTTCACAAGTACAATATGTAGACCCTAATCAAGTACAACAAGAAGTAACTTACCCAGATTCAGAGCAGTATTATCAAAAAGGTGGGACTTATTATGATTTACCTATGAATAATCCAGTTATTAGAAATAATATCACTCCAAAACAATTTTCATTAGATTATATAAACTCATCAAATTACAAACAAAGACTAAAAAATAGTGGATATAAAAATATAAATGAAGAAATAGGTATTAGAAGACAAAATGTAGAAGATGTAAATATTAATAATGAGAGACCTTTTACAATAATGTCTAAACTAGGATTTAGTAATAGACCACCAGCAGGGAGTCATTTTAACGGAGAAGATATTAATTTAGATTTTGAGTATGATAAAGAAAAAATGGCCGAATTATACCCTAAATTTATACCACCTAGTAAAAATGAGACATTAGCTCATGAATTAACTCATGCACAATTATTTGACCAAGATAATCCTATTGTGAAAAATAGACTAAACTCTTATGATTTAAATCAATTAACAAGGAGGCTAAAAGACAATAAATCAGATAAAAATACTTCTCATGATATTTTACCTGATGAAAATAAAGCAGATTTAGATGCGTACAGATATATTCTAAAAAGAGATGGGGTGTATGATACAAATACAGAAGAATTTACTAAAGAGCATTTAAAATTACCTACAAAATCTTTTACTAAGCAAAGACTCCTTAAGAATTATAAAGAGGATGATCTAATTTGGTTAATGAACAATATTGCTCAAAATGAAGAAAATGATTTAATATATGCACAGAACGGTGGTAGTATTCAAAATTCACAAGAATTCTTAAAAAATTGGTATCCAAACAGAGTATTACCAGATTCATCTCTAAACTCAACATATCAAGCGGAAAAAAATTTATATTTAAATCAAGCACAAACTTTGCCTGTTCCAAATTATGTAAATCAAATAGATACTGAAAATACACAAGGAACTTACGACATTAACACAAATCAAATAAACTTATTAAATACAGCAAATCCCTTAGTCTACACACATGAAGCTACACATGCAATAAATTTACCATTAAAAGATACACAATCTAATGTAAATGCTTTTAATATAATTGGACAAAATGTAATTCCAAGAGAAAATATTCAAAATGAATGGGTGAAACAAAATTACCCACAAATAAGTAATTATCAGGAGATAATTCCAAGATTAAATGCTTACAGACAAAAATACAATTTGCAGCCAACACAAGTAATAACTCCTGAATTAATACAACAAAATAGGCAACAGTACATTAATACAGCAGATTTTGAAGACAACACAGATCAGTTGTATAAACTGTTTGAAAATGAAGGATTATCAAATGTTTTAAATAAAGTTGTTTCTGTAGATAATAGTAGTCAATATTATGGAGAAAAAGGTGGAGTTATCAGAGATGATCAAGGGTATTGGAACCCAGATAATTGGGGCAAGATTGTAGAGATAAATTCTAATAATATATCTATGCAGAATGTAAAACAACCTCTTATTGGAGTATCAAATGAAACAGGGGAGGCAAGACTAATGATACCTGGAAAAGAATACATTTTTTCAAGTACAAAAAAAGTAACAGAGTATCCTACAAAAAGAAATAAAAATAAAAGATTTTCATAAATGGAGAGAAGAATAAAAAATAATAGGTATAAAAATGGGGGAAGTTCAAAAGATAAATGGATTTCAGATAAAATACGTTTTTTAGAAAATGAGAATAAAGGCCGATCTCATGAACAAAACATAGCTATTGCTTTTAGCATGTATGACCAAGAACATAAAAAACAAAATGGGGGTTCTGTATATGATTACACTAAAACAGGAAATAAAAATATAGCTCTTAGTGATGTAGCTAATATAAATCAAACCACTGGAATTATGTTTGACCCAACTTTTGCCCAAAGTTATTTCTCCGAGGAAACAAACCCAACAGTTCCAACACAAACAACTATGTCGGATTTTTCAACAATGCCTGTCAAAGATATTACCTCAGATGGGTTATTCACAGATAGAAAAATTTGGTATACAGACAGAGCTGAAAATTTCTTAGGTAAATCCCCAGCAGTAGAAGGGAAAGATTACAAAAGAATACCTTATAGTCAATGGAAGACATATCAAACTTCCCCTGCTTATCAAGAATATCAAAATAGAGGTCAAAATGGAATGGCTTCTCTTCAAATAGGGGGAAATTACTATGAAAATAATAATCCTTATTTTATGCAAAATCCAGGAGATGTGAGAATGCAAGGATTAAATCAAGGAGTTTCATACACCCCCCAGCCAATAACATTACAACCGCAAACAAATCAGGTTGATTTCGGAAATTATTCAAACCAATTATCTCAACAATACCCTTTACCGAATACAAAAACAAATGGCTTTACTTACAATCCTAATGAATTATCACCATATTCTGTTCCGCCTCAAATTACAGCTCCTAATACTTATGGAATTCAAGACACGGGTTCAGAGTATATTCAGGGAGATAATAATGGAGACGGAGTAGTAGATCAGAGAGACCAATTTGATAAAAATGGAAATCCTTTACAATCAACTACAAATGTGACAGAGAATTTTTCTTATTTCAATCCATACGCTGGTTTCTCAATTCCAGACGCAGCATACAGACTCGGACAAGGAATTGGAACAGGAAATGCTTTTGATATTGGAGTATCGGGATTAAAACTAGCAACAGGATTAGGAAGAAATTTAGTTTCAGGATTAGGTGCTGCAAATAGAAGAGAAAATATTTTAAATGAATTTCAACAAAAAGCAAAACAAGCTTCTGTACCTGCAACACAATCTTTACAAAATGGTGGAAATTTTGCAGATAATATGAATACTACAGCAAACACAAATATTAATACACTTAGTAATTTGATGAGTGGTAGTGGTTTTTCTAATAATATGAGTAATTTAGGTACAAGTAATTTACAGCAATTTGGTAATTTAATTAACTCTAGACCACCATTAGAAACTGTAAACTATATTCAACCTGTAGGGCTTCAGTATCAAAATAATAATGAGTTACAACCTAATGGTACGAATACATTTTTTCAAGATGGTGGTCAACAGGGAAACCCTTCTCCTGAAGATATCATAAATGCTTACGCTCAGTCTGTAGGTCAAGACCCTCAAGAAATTATTGCACAATTACAACAGTTACCAGAAGACCAACAAGCTCAAGCTATTCAGGAAATGCTCTCTGCTTTACAACAAGAGCAAGCTCCTCAACAAGAAGCTCAACCAGTAATGCAAAATGGCGGGAGATTAAAAAAAAAAGAAGAAAATAAAATTGCAACTGGGGAATATGTAGCTGAAACTCCAGAAGGTGAAAAAGTAGCTGAAGTTGAAAAAAACGAGGTAATTAAAAAACCTGATGGAACTATTCAAAAAGTATTAGGAAATTCGCATGAAGATGGAGGAACAGAACTTACAGCAGAACAATTACCAGATGAATCTAAAATTATTTCTGACCATTTAAAAATTGGAAAAAATGGAGCTAAAAAATTCAATGATGAGTATGATTTAGGAGTTAAATCAACAAATACATATGCGGATGTAATTGATAAATTCAATAGAAAAACAGGATTAGATAAAATTGTTAAAGAACAAGAAGAATTAGCTTCTAAACTTCAAAAACAAGCTGATAAGTTATTACATAATCCTAATCTAGAAGACACCATTAGACTCAATGTAAACTTTTTAACTGAAGAATTTCAAGAACTAGAGCAAGAAAAATTACCTATCATTGAAGCTAGAAAAAGCTTTTTCGAAGAGGTATTTAATTTACAGGAAATATCTAAAGTAACTCATAATGCAGAAGAAGTTAAAAAGCCTATTATGCAAAATGGAGGTATGTACAACGGAGATATGATTGTGGAATATTCTAAAAAATATAACTTACCACAAGAAAAAGTTTCTGAGATATTGTATGAATTTCAAAATGGGGGTTTAACAAGAGGCAGAGTTGGAGTAGCAAGTAATGTTAACCCTTACAGTAAAAATGTGAGAGAACAACAGTCTGCAAACACAGAAGCTTATGGTGTAGTGAAAGCACAAGAAGCTCTTCAAAATTTATATAACAATTTTCCAAATATTATAAATTCAGATCCTGGATTCAAGCAGTTAATTAATGTTGACACAAAAGGAAATGTAAGCTTAAAAGGGAGTATACCGCTAAATAAACAGTCTGAAGTAGTGGGAAATGTTCAAAGATTAATAGATGAGAATATGAAAGATTCTGCTCAAACTATTATCAATAATCCTAATAACTTTAATCCAGATGCAGTTAAAGAGGCACAAAGATATTTAACAGAAGAAACTTTTTTACCAAATACAGCAGGAGAGACAGACCAAGCTAGGGCGATTAGAGGTTATGACGAGAAACTAGGTAACTTCACATCTGGTAGGTATTCTATGCAAGTTAATCTAGTAACGCCAGAAGAAAAACAGTTGTTGGCTGATAATGGAATACTTACAGTTAAACAACTAAAAAATTCTCCTCTTAGAGCTAAACTTTCTGCGCCAAGTATTAAAAACTTAGATAATATAGAAGGACTTATTGGAGATACATCGGCAGATTATGGAATAGCAGAGGTTACAGCTGATTCTAGGCCTTTAGCTACAACCCCTTCACCAACTAATAAACTCCCGTCATTTACAGCAAATAATCAGGAAATAAATACTTATGGGTTATTAAATTTACCTGATCAAAGTCCTTTATTGCCAGATAGTTTACAAGGAGCACTAAAAATAAATAGGAGGTATGATAGAGTTGAAGCACCATTAGTTTCTCCCGATGCGCAAGTTAATGAAATTAGAAGACAGGAAGCGTCAACTATAGAGAGTTTAAACAGTTTGCCAGATGCACAAAGAGCGGCTGCAATAGCCCAAGTACAGGCTAATACACAAGCACAATTGAATAATGTAATAGGTCAGGTTGCAGGACAAAATCAAGCATCTACATTTCAAGCTAATGCTGCAAATGCTCAAATACAAGCCAGAGAAGAAGACGCAAGAGCTAATGACTTATTAAGTTATGAAGGTAGAATATTAAAAGCTGATGCAATAACACAGCAGAATTTAAGAAATTATTATAACACTGCTCAAAAAGTAAATCTAGGTAATTATAACACTGTAAATTCTGTGAATCTAATAAACTCTATGTATGATAATGCAAGATATACACCTGATGGAGTTGCAATGACTAATTTAGATCTAGCAGCAAATTACGGTAATGCACCACAAGACGAGTATCAAAAATTATTGGATGCGAAAAGAACGCAACAAAAATTCAATGTTCAAGCTAAAAAGAAACGTTTTGGTGGCAAAAAATAATTAATTTGCAATTATCAAATAAATAATGTAATTTCGCAATTCCATCTTATATAAATAGGGTGGGATTTTGCGTTTTAATAAACAACAACATATGGCTTCTTATTTATCCACTCCTGATACTCCACAAGAATATCAAAGTCCAATAAATCTAAATCTACTTAATCAAGCTCTTTCTGTTAATCAAGGAAAGTACGATAATGGATTACAAAAATATAACAATAATCTTGCGCAACTTAAAGTGCAGGAGAATCTTTTATTACGTCAAGAAGATAAAGACAGATTTGCTCAAAATGTACAAGGACTCATAGATGAAGTGAATAAAAGTGGTAAAATAAATTGGGCAAAAAGTGGGCTAACAAATAAAATCAATGCTTATACCAATATGGCCATTGATGACTATACTTTAGATCAAATTGGTATTTCACAGTCTATTCGTAATTTTGATGCAGAAGTTAAGAAAAAAAGAGAAGAAAATGATGGCTCTTATTCCGATGTAAATTATGCTTATGCACAAGAACAAGCAGGAATAGCTAACTATCTTCAAGGCAGAGATGCACAAGGCAATAAAGTTGATAAGATTGGAGCACTTCAATATACAAATTACATTGATGTTAATAAGTCGGCCTTAGAAAAGGCAAAAGCATTTAAAGAACTCAAGGGAGAAGAAACAGTTGAAATTCCATTTACAGATAGCGATGGTGTAAGAAGAACAAAAACAACTTCTGTTAAAGGCCTCACAGAGTCTGAAATATTAGCTTATATGCCTCAAATATTATCTCCACAAGAAGGTAAACAATTGCAGATAAATGGTTGGGCTAAGTATCAGGGAGAAAATGGATTAGCAGTGGCTCAGGAAGCATTTAAATCATATACAAAAAATGTAGAAGAAAACTTAAATGCAAATATCGAAAAGTACAATGTAGATTATAATAATAAAAATTTAACACAAGAGCAAAGAAACCAAGCATTTAGAAATAAAACAGCAGAAGAAGATAGAAAATCGCAATATTTACAAAGTTTTAAAAGTATTGACCCTAATAATTCTGCTTCTATAGGGGGATTTTTAGAAACTACAAATTGGAAAACTACTTTTGCAAAAATGGCGGGAGCTAAAACCTCTGTCACTTACGATACAGATGCTGCATTTTATGATGCTAAAGAATTAGAGTTGAAATACTCTGCTGAGCAAAGAGCTGTGGAAAAGCATGCGTTAGAAGTAGCAAAACTCAAACAAGAACTTACACCAACAATTGGAGGCGTTGCAGGAAGTACTGTGTCATTAACAAATTTACCTGTAGAAAACGTAAATGAAACTAATCCTTATTCTTCCTTAGTTAGGGATTTCTCAACAGAAAGTAACGGAATAGTGTCTTTAGCAACAGCAACATTACAAGGTGGAGGAGTAGATGACAATACTAAGAAATCGTATCAATATAACTATAATGAAGCTATAAAAAAAGGATACGCTCCCGCAACTGCCGCAAAAACAGCATTTAGTAAATCGGGGTTATCTAACTTATTTCCAGAACAGTATTCGCAAATATTAGAGGCTTATGTCAGAAGAAATGACATGGCTACAGTCATAAAAGATGCAGATAATCAAACAGCAACAGTTTTTAGACAAAATCCTGATAAGTATATAAACTCTTTAAAAATGGCCGTTGAGTCTGCTAAAAGAGCAGGTCAAAGCGACTTATTTGCAAATGTAGAAAACTTAGGAGAGGATGCTTTAAATAAAGCGAATGCCGCTCAAAATTTTGTAAATACTCAGGGTGGATGGTCAAAACTTAAAGAGAATCTTATTAAAAACCCTACATTAATTCCTCAGTTTGAAAAACAACTGGAGATTCTAAGAGATAGAGAGTATTCAATGGCGGACACATTTTTAAATCCAGGTATACGATATAACCCAATAAATAGTTTGAGAGAAGATTCTTTAGCAGGGAGAAACAAGACAGTGGCTGACAAAGGAAAAGGAATTATAACAACAAATAAGTTAGCAACAGTTACTAACGACAAAATAAAAGAACAAATAATTAATGCAATTCCGCAAATTGAGGGAGAAGTAGCTTTTGATCCCAAAAAAGGGCTTAGTTTCAGAAGAACAGATGATGGAAGTTTTGAAGTTATACAATCAGGGGCAAAAGAGGGTGTAAAAGGAATATTTGGAAGTGCTAGAACACATACAGTTAAAAGAGGAGATGATTTATATAATGTTTTAAATGCACAGGCTTTAAATGAAGCGCAATCTAGAGAAGTTACGGCAGGTAATTATACAACACCTATAAATAATGAAAATATTCAGTTTTTAGATATTCAACAAAAATCAGCTTTAAATAAAGCAAGTAACTTTATTTCTGGTACATTAGGAACTAATTTCCAAATGGGTTCTAAAGTTAATCCAAGCTATTTTTTAACCCAACCAACAACAGATAAAGTTTATAAACAAAAATTACAAACATTAATTCCAGTAGAAAAAATCGAAGCTTTGACTACATTAATGTCAAGAGATGCTTATAATAAATTCACTGTGAGTGCAACACCTGTACAAGGTCAATGGACAACCTCTGTATCCCTTAAAAAGGGAGGGGCTCCATTGCTATTAAGTGAAACAGAAACAGGTAAGCAAGTGATGGATAAACAACTTCTTTTATTTATTAAACAATACCCACAAATACTAGTAGGAGAAGCAGTATTAGAGTACTTACAGCAAAACCCTAAAGAAATAGATACAGTTTTAAATAGACTAAAATAAGCACATGGCAGAACCAACTACAGCAGGTTATAATCCAATAGATACAGAATTATTAGCAGACACAACAGTACCTGTTATACAAACACCTACTACATTCATAGCTCAGGATGTAAGAAGAAAAGAGGTTCAGCCTGATTTATCTTCGAATCCTTTTGCTCAAGCTCCATCTTTGTTTGGCTCTCAATTTAAAGAAGAACCAAGAGCCTTAAAAGGGTATGCGAATGAATCATATAACGAAGCTTATGCGCCACTATCAAATGGTGAATATATAGAGAGGTATGAGAATTTTATACCTGGTACAAATAACCAAGAAAGACTAGCTAAACAGCAAACAACAGGTGAAAAATGGGCAAATGGTTTTGGTAAATTACTTGGTAAAACAGGAGTTGCAGTTTTAGGAGGCACGCTAGGAGTTGTAGATAGTTTAGTTGAAGGTGTGGCCAAAGGCAGTTTGTCTGAGGCTTATAATACAGATTTCAATAATTATCTTGATGATTTAAATGTTAAACTTGACTACAAGTTACCAAATTACTATACAGAGCAAGAAAATAATGCAAGTTTATTTGGTCAAGTAGCTACAACTAATTTCTGGGCAGATAAAGTATTCGGAGGTTTATCTTTTACAGCGGGTTTACTTATTTCAGAAGGTATTTGGACAGCTGCTACAGGGGGTGCGGGGTTGTTAGCACAAGAAAGTCAACTAGCAAAATTAGCAAAATGGACAGTTAAAGGTGCTGGTGGAGAGGCTAAGGCAATGGAAGCAATGAGAGCGGCAAAGACTATGTCTTCTGGATCAGCGGCAGCTTTATTAGAAGCAGAAACTACAACATTAGGTAGAAAAGTAAGTGATCAAATACTAGGCACAATTGGAGAGACAACAAAGACAGCCTCTATAAATGCTTATAAAATAAGAAAAATAGCAGATGTTGCTTTAGTTGCCACTCGTTCAGCAGGTTATGAAGCGGGCATGGAAGCCAGACAATATATGAATTCTACAGAGCATGCTTGGCTTGAAAATTATCAAAAAGTAAATGGAGTTGATCCAACACCAGAAGAATATTCTGCTTTCAAAGATCAATTAACTACAACAGGTAATTATGTATTTGGAGCAAATATGATTATCGTAGGGACTTCCAATTTAGCACAATTTGGAAACGCCCTAATAGGTAAAACAGTTAATCCAAAAGTTGGAAATAACTTTTTAAAAAGAAGCTTGTTAGGGATAGGATTTGATAAGACAATTACAGAAGAAGGTAAAATATTATACAAAGCTTTAGAGGCAACTAAAGGGCAAAGAATAGCAGGTAAAGTTTGGGGTGTTTTGGGCGAAGCAATTCCAGAAGCACAAGAAGAAATGGGGCAAAGAGTTGCATCACAAACAGCTGAAAGATATATGTTAAATGCTTTTGATCCTGAAAAAACAAAAACAACTTATGGAGTGGCTGATGCATTTACAGAAGCACTTCAAAACACTTATGGTACAAAAGAAGGGCTTTCTGAAGGACTTATTGGAGCAATTGTTGGAGTATTAGGTGCAGGAGTACACTCCAGATTTAAATTCGGAAACGTCACAGCTGAAAGAGAAGAGACACAAAGAACAGTTGAATATGCAAATGCATTTACAGCAGATAATCATATTAACAATGTAATTGCAAATAATAAAATACAAGCTGCACAAGAGACCAAACAAGAGGCAATACAAAGAGGGGATTTAACAGGAGAATTATTGGCTGATACAGAATCGGCTATTGCTCATATAGAACGTAATCAAGCTATAAGTAGTGTACAAGAAGGATTTTTCGACTTTCAACGTCAAATAAATGCAGTTAAGAATGATGAATTAGCTAAGGAATTAGGCTTAGGTACAGGACAGGAAGCAGAAGAACAAGCCCAAATATTTAAAGAGCAAAAAATAGCTGAATATAAAGAAATTTCAGATAAGCATCAAAAGAACTTAAATTATGCACAAGCTCTATTAGGTGAAACAGAAATTGCAGGATTAGATAAAACTTCTACAAGAGAGGTAGTAAGAGCAATGGCTTATAGTATGACTATGGGAGAAACTGCTATGCGCATAAATCAGAATTTAATTTCACATGTCAAGTCACTAGTTGCTGATTCAGTTAATGTAGAAAGTATTACAGATGCATTAGAGGTACAACAAGTATTAGATTTAGCGCCAAAAGAAAAAACCTTAAAAATATCTCAGTTAGATTTACATTTACAGTCTTTAGATAGACGCGAAAAAGAAATTCTAAACAGACAATTTGAGGCCAGTAAACTAATAGATATAGAAGATAATAAAGCGCGTGCAAATGCTTTAATTGATATTAGTCAGGAAATAACTCAGTTACAAGAAGAAAGAGTTCAAACACAAAATGAAAAACAACTAGCTTTAGATGCAATAGGTATAAAAAACTACACTAATGCAAATATAACAGTTGATATGTTCACAACTCAAAATGAGAATTTAAATAAGTTAAGAGCAACTTTATCAGATATTAAACTTTCTGATCCAGAAAAATTCTTTGAAATTCAAAAATCTTTGCAAGCGCAATCAAAAGCTGTAGATCACATTAAAAATTATCAAAAAACTACTCAAGCTATTGTTAACCCAAATACACGTGTAAAAGTGATAAATGGATGGGTTAGTAAATTGTTAAATAAAAACACTAAACTTAATGAGTCAACCGCTTCATATTTCACAGATATTTTAGAAAAGTGGAAAACAGATACAGTGGTAGTTTTTCAGGAAAATCAGAATCTAATAGAAAGAAGAGCATTTGAAAATGGAGAGCCTGTTTCAGAAGCTTATAAACAACAACTAGGAGAAGAAGTAAGAAAAGGTATTCAGTTACCCGCAGCTGATCAGGCTATTTATGATGCATATCAAAAAGAAATAGAAGATAATGCTGTAGCTACTATTCCAAATAATGTAGAAGTTGCACCGCCTACAAATTTAACAACTCTACAACAACTCCAAAATAAAGTATCAGAGATAATTAGTTCAAATGATTACTTAACTCAATATTTCGGAACTGATTTGGCAGAACAAGGTAAAACAAAACCTTCTGAATCGGATATAAAAAAATATGAGGAATTATTATCTAAAATTGACAGAAGGGTAGAGCCAAATACAGATAAAATAATAAGTAGACCTTCAAATTTTTACAAGGATCTAGGCCTAACAATTCCTGAAATAGACCAGCTTAAAGAACTACAAACTAAATTAAATGACTGGTTGACTTTAGAAGGAACAGTTTCAAATGATGAGCAAAGTGTTGCGGAAATGTTAGATTTAATAGATGCTCTACAAACACAAGCTGTCAGAGATACAACTAAAACAGAATTAACAGATAAAGATTATAAATCTGTTGTAGACGCTATAGACGAGCAAGCAAATTCATTAGGGTCTTCTGTAAGAGGTTTACAAACTCCTACAAATGCTTTAGCTACAATTAAAAATCAAAATATAAGATTTAGTCACATTGGAGTTGAAACCTTAGCGAGTTTTTTCCCTGGTTCCAATATGATTGTTAATTCAAATAATACTTTTGAAATTGATTTAAATAATGGCCAAAGAGTTACAGGAAAAATAAATGACAAAGGAGGACAAGATATCCCATTAAAAGAATGGCTGTCGGTAGCACCACAATCAACAATTTTAATTAAGAATTTCGGAACTAATTCTTCGGCAATTTCACAATTACTTGGATTAGATTCACAGGGAAATGAAATATATCAAAATGTACCCTCTGATTTTGATTACAGACAAACTGACGGAACTAATTACTCTGTAGATGAAGAGGCTGTGAATGCAGTTAAGAATGGGGATACTTTAGATTTATTTGTAAGTTCAACAGATGCTTTCAATGATAGTTTGACAAGTAAAGAATTAGCTAAACAGATTCATATTTATGTAATGAAGAACGGAAAGCTTTTAGGATCACTTCCTACACCTTATGATAAGGAAAGTACGGAAGGAATTGGTATACCTTTAAGCGAATTAAGAAAGTCTGCAACAGAATTCACAAAAGGTAAAAAAGGGCTTATAAAACTTCCTCAAAAAATGACTGCAAAGATCACTTTTATAGGGGCTCCTCAAATTACTTTACAAAAATCAGGAGAAGAAATAGCTACTAAAAATAATCCTTTCACAAAAGAAAGTTTACAAAATGTAGTAGGTCAAGGATTTATTGAAAATGGTCAAGTAACTTCTACAATAAAAATAGATGTAAATCAATTTATAAATAAAATAAGTGCTTCTAATAAAGATGCTAAAATACCATTCATAGCTTTTAATTATAATGGTAAAGTGGTTGGATTTCCAGTGAGTTTAAATTCAGTTACAGTTGATATGTCACAATCAGTTATAGATATTTTCAACAGCACTGAAGCAACAACTGCCATAAAAGCAAAAACTTTGGTAGACGCTCTAATTCAAAATGGATTAGATCCACAATCCTATGGAATTGATTTTACAGATAAAGAAAATTGGATTGACTCTCAAGAAACATCTAACGCTTTATCAGATTTATCTAAAATAAAACAGTTTGTAGATGTTGAACAATTCGCCACAAAAAACTATAATAAGGAGAATTTAATAAATGACGCTACAATTGCAATAAGATTAGACAACAGTCCTTTTCAAACTAGTAAGATAATGCTAAGTATGTCTAATAAAATAGATTCTGATGTACTGGGATATAAAGAGTTTTTACAAGCAAATGAAGCCAAAGAAATAGAGATAAGAACAGAATTAAATACAGTTGCAAAACAACTTTACAGCGCTTATATAAATAATTCTGAATTAGATAATAATTTCACTCAAACTTTTGATGAGAATCCTATTTTACCAGGGGATAGTGATATTGTAATGCGTCAAAACATTAATACATTAAAAACAGCAATAAAAGGCGCGTCACAAAAAACTAAAAAAGAAATTGGAGTAGACTTATTTAAAAAAGCTAATGAACTACTATCCGAATTAAATTACAGCACAAATAAGTCAAAAGACATTAAAGAACGGATTAAAAACAGTGAATATTATCAAGATGCTGATCCTAATTTTATAACTGTTGATGAAGAGGGTAACTTGGAAAATCCTTTTATTAATGAGACAGAAGCAATTCAGGAATTAGGGGGAATCAAAACCTATGAAGAATTCAGTGAAGCCTTAGATGCCAGCGATTTAGATTACTTAAAAACTGATACTTCGTTATTTGAAGAAATGTCTGAATTTAACAATATTGCAGTAAAAGAAGAAACAGAAGAAGGTCTGCAAGATAAAATAAATACAGATGTTCAAGATACTTTAGAAGCAACTTTAAGAGAGCCTACAAATAAAGCATTACAGACAAGTTTATCTAATATTGAAGGCTATACACCAGAAGTTTGGAATTCATCTACAGAAGCTATAAAAACACTATTGAGAGACATTGAAAAACAAGCTATAGATGTAAATGTTGATTTAACAGGGTTGGCCGATTCATATGAGACAAAGACACAGGAGGAAGTTTTGGATGTTACAAGAGCTTTAGATTTTATGTTGAATAATCCAACACCTGAAAGTATGAATCATTTTGTAAACACTTATCAAGATTTTATTAACATAGTTGACACAATAGAAAGACAGGTAGTTAAAGTGGAGCCTAAATATAGAGATTTACCTCTTATTTCTTTAGATACAACATCTTCTGAGTATAAGTTATTTAAAGATAATGGGCTTTTAAAAATACAAGAAAATGTTTACATTAAAACTGATGGAAATACAAAAACTTTAGAAGAAGTTGAAAACTTAATGTCAACTAATTTAGATGTTTTACCTATACCGTTAAATAATGACTTTACTATTTCAAGTATTGCAGATTATTCTGTTTTTGGGATAGGTAGAGATTCTGGTGAAGGTTTTAAAGACACAAATAATTCATTTCCTACTTCTGATAAATTAGATAAAGGTAGTACTCCATATAAAGGATATGAGATAACAGTTGAGGCATTAGATAGCAATTATAAAATTGTCAGAATTCATTTTACTACATTTAATTTAACGAGTGGAAGAGCTGGGGGTCATGCTGGTATAGCACTTAAAGTGAAAAATTCTGTGAGTGCTGATAGTAACTTAATAGACCTATTAATGCCTGTAATAGATAAGTTTAAAAATGATAATTTTTCTATACAAGATGGGCTATTAAGACCAATATCTGCAAAAACAGCCAGTGAATTTATAAAACCTGATTTTAACTTAATTAAAAATGTAAATAATAAATCATCACAAAAAATACAAAAAGATATTATTTTACAAGATTTAAATTCATATGTAGAATCTCAAATGGCAGATGTTTTAACTAATGATTCTGAATTTGACGTAGATACAATTAAAAAGCTTATATATTACAAAACATATTTTGGAATTGAAAATAAAGAAACTCCAAAAATTTCACAAGAAAAAATAGCAGATATTTCGGCTTTGAATATATCAAATGCAGAATATTTAACAACAGATTATATTGCGGAGGTAAGAAACCAACAGTTAAGAGAAGTTCATCCTGTTTTACAAAATTTAGTTTTTAACGAAAAAGGTATTCTTTTGAGGTATACAGATGAGATTAGTACAGATGAAATGAATGATTATTTGAAAGATAATGAAGACCTTAAAAATTACTTTTTATTATCTAAAAACACTAATTTTAATGTAAATTTAGAAGCAAGTGAAGATGAGATTACCACGCAAAATATGAGAGATTATTATACGAATGGAGGATTATTAGAAGCTTATAAAAACGGCTACACAAAAATAAATAACGAAACTATTCAAACAAAAACAACAGAGGATTTCATAAGTATAAATGGGGATGTTTATGAGAGAACAGCAGATGAACTATTCTCTAAATTACCAAAAACAGATCCTAATTTTTATGAATTAAATATTGAAGCGCCTATCCTTAATGTAGACCCGAGCCAATACCCTTCAATAAATTCTGTGTCAGAAATAGAAACAAAAAACATTTTAACTAAAGCAGAGCAAAATAATTTTGATGAAAATGAAGATTGTTCCAAAATTTAATGTATATTTGCACAAATAAAAACTAAAATAACTAATGAGTTGCACCGTCAATAGAAATTCAGATAATCAAATAACAAAAGTTTTAGATCAACAAGGTAATGAAAGTAAACTTTTCATAAGTGTGGCTTCAAACCCCCTCGTAGAGAATACAGAAACGGCTTTAGAAATATACAAAAACATTTATTCGCCTAAAATTTCTCAGGAAAATGAGAATAACATCCAATTCATTCATGAAGTTAATGGAAAACAATTCAGCTCTTTAAAATCCGCGTTAAAAGAAGCAGTAGACGGCCAAAAAATAGAATTAGGATTCCTGGTAAATAATGAATTTACTCCAGTGATGTCTGTAACTAAAAACGTAGATAAGTCTTCTGTTAATGGATTTACACAAGCATCTATTTTAGAGGGAACAATGGCTGAGAATAGAGTTAAGATTGGTAATGAGTATTTACTTCAGAGTGAGGGGCAAACAGACTATAAAAAAGAAGCTTCAATGGATATACTAAGTGTTTCTGCAAATGAACAATTAGGTGCTAATTCAGCAGAAATATCAGCCAATACTATTAAATTAACTAAGACCAAAGGAATGGTCAATTTATATGATAAGAGTGGTCAAGTAGTTGCAATTGATAATAAAGATATTGAGGGGTTATCATTAGATCAGTTAAGAAATAAGTTTGAGAATGCAGATGAGATTTTTGCCGAAAAAGAATTTAAAAATAACACTTTTAATTACAGAGAAAAAGATTACAACTTAGAACAACCGATAAAAACAGAAGAAGATATTAAACTTTCTTTATTGAAGCTTCTAAAAAATATGGGTGTTACTGTTACATCTGTTACAAATTATTTAGAAAATTATCAGATTAAGAATTCTGTCCCTGCGTCTGCTGAAGCGTTGGCTGACATTGCTAATAAAGTTATAGCAGTTCAAGTAGGAGCGGATAGTATTGAAAATTTAACGGAGGAAACACTGCATTTTATATTTGAAGCTTTACCTCAAGAAAGGTTAGAAAATATTCTAAGAAATATAGATAAGTCAGAAGAGTATAAACAGTTTGCTCAAACTTACAGAGAAATATATAGTAGAGAATATAACGAAACGGATACAGAAACCATAGTTAGAAAAGAAATTTTAGGAAAAATAGCTTTAAATGCTTTGCAACAACAAGCACCTGTTTCGGAATCCACTCAGAATTTTTTTGACAGTGCTATCCAGTTTATCAGAGAATTTTTTCAAGACATCCAGGCTTACTTTAAACCTCAATACGTACAAGAATTAGATTTGCTATTAAACGATGTGGAGAATCTAATACAAAATGGAGATGTCACAGGACTACAAACAGAAAATTTTAATGACAGTAAATTCAGATTTTATAATGCTACACCTAATAATTCAGTAGAAGGTAAGTTGTTTAAAGCTACAAACACATTATTACAACAGTTACAACAACAAGAAAAAAGTCTTAGAGGAACAACAATAAAGAACCCAACAAATACAGCTAAACTTGAGAGAATACAAGCTGAAATGGGAGAAACTATTGAACATAATTCAGTGGCTGGACTTACACTTGTAGCTAAAACAAGAGTTAATGAAATAAAGGCTGCTATAAAAGATTCTAAACAAAAGAATAATAAAGTTTTACTCTCTAATGAAGAAACTATTGTATTCACAAGTTTAGTTAAGGATATACAACCTATATTATCAGCTTTAAGAAATATAATTCAAAACTCTGGTAAAAAAGGGAACATTTGGAGAGAGCAAGAAAAAAGCTTAGAAGATGTTATTCTAGATATTAGTGATATTTCAGCTGAAATAAATACAATTGATACCCAAAATGTAGAAAGACTTGTAAATGAATTAACAGAATTACATGGAATAAGTAACCCAGATTCAATAAAAAGATGGATAACAACAGTTGAAAAAGATAGTAATATTCTTCTCAGCACTTTTGGGACTATGAACGCAGCCCGTGACGGAATGTTGAACTTAATGTCAAACACATTGAAAAACATGACCAATGAAGGGTTTAATGAATATATGCAAAAATCAAAAAATCTTCAAACTATTATTGCACAAAATGGATTCACTGAGGCCGATTTTGCTAAATTTGTAGATGGTGGGTTTATATTATCTCCATATGATTTTAATAAATTTAGAGAAAAACAAAATCAAATATTTTTAGAAACTTATAGAGCTTACTCTAATTCTACTTTATCTGATCAAGAATTATTAGATCAACGTAGAGTAAAAGAGTTAGAACCTTTAGGGGATAGACAATACGAATATGAAAGAGAATTAAAAAAGAAAGAGGAAGCTTTAAGAGAAAGAGCATATAAAGATGAGTATTATACAGAATATGAGAAAAAATTAACTGATGCCAATGTATCTAAACTAACCAAAGATTATCTCTCGGCTTATTTTTCTAGTTTGGCCGACATAAAATTAAAATCTATACGAACAGCTATAGTTAATGGAAAAGAGGAGCTAATAACAGATCAAACACAGTTAAATGCGGCTGACAGAGAAAGACTTAAAGAAATACAACAAGATAGAAGACTTGTAAAATCTTACTACAGTACTAATGGTAGCTTAAAGGATGGTATAAGAATTGCTCAGGAAAACGGAGTAAACAAACTAGATGAAAAAGGACGCCTAACTTACGAGTTATTAGAAGGGGCTTCTTCGGATGCAATTGTAGCTTATGAGTTAAATAAATTAGATAGTTTAAACACTTATAGTGGAGATAATGCTGAAGGAATACCACAAAAGTTTTTAAATGAACTTAGAAACGTAGAAGAATTATATGGCCGAGAAGAAGCATTAGATTTTCTTCAAATGAACAGTTATACGGGATTTACTTCGGAATTCTGGGAAGGTTTATCAATTGGAGATTCTGTGACAGCTAAATTAAGACGTGCTTTACAAGAAGATCCATCAAATGCAAGTGAGATAAGAAACATCATAGATGAAATTGAAACTAAGAACGCCAGCATTAAAAATGTTATACGTTTATTTAGTAATAAAAACTCACCTGTAGAAATTGATGCTGATCGAATGTCCAGTGAGTCAAAAGACAGAGTTAAATCGTTACAAGAGGATATTTCAACTTTAATGCAACAAGCCAGAAAATACACAAAAACTGTATCTGATTTAGACGTAGATAGTGTTAATGAAGGAGAGCAAGCCATTTCATCTGCGAATGACTCATATATAAAAACTTTAATTGATTTAGAAGCAAATTTCACAGAAGATATGATTCCCCTTGAAATGTTAATTCAGTTAGAAAAACAGTTAAGGTTTGCAAAAGAGCATATGACTAATTCGAATGCAGATGCAGTTACTGTTGGGAAGATAAGTGTTGATGAATATAGAAGAGGCAATAAAAAAGGTGTCTCTAAATCAATTCAAAGAGAGCTGGAAAAACAAGGTTTAAATACAGAGGATTTACTAGACTCTAAAATATACGCCACCTTTATAGCAAAATTTGCAGAAAGTAGGTTATTACCTTATTATAAAAGATTCTCACCAGTTAGTTATAACCAATACAAAGAGGATCTACAAACAGTTGAGAATTTAACAGATTTTATATCTGATTTAAGTCAATACCCATCATTGCAAATCACGCCTAATCCGTCATTTTTTGAAGTGGAGGATAATGATAATATAAATCCTAACTACGATAGAAATTTCAAAGGGGGATATGTTCAACCAAATAGAAGAGATTTTAGAAATGAAAAATTCTTTGAGTTATTTGGAGATGAAAATGGAACGAGAAATCCTAAATTATTTGCAGTTTATCAAGCTATGATGAATTATCGAATGGATTCTCTAGAAGCTAATAGTGCGGGAAGAGGTTATAATGGTTATTTATTGCCTCAAACTAGAAAAGGACGTGTAGAAAAAATAAGTAATTATTTTAAAGATAATCCTGTACAAAATACTAAAAATGCTCTTCAAGATATTTTTAACTTTACTGAGGACGAACAAGTAAAAGGAGATGTTTCTTTTGGTAATACCGTTAAAATAATTCCTAAGATGTATTTGGCCGAAGTAGAACCTACAGATGTTAGTACAGAGCTTTTTTATTCATTAATGTTATCTGGAAAAGAGTCTTATGCGCGTAAATCAAAAGTAAAACATTATGGAGATATTATGTCTGTAATGGATACTATGAAAGGACGAGATTATTCAGCTACGGGAAAACAAGCAGATGCAACTCAAACTATGAAAATGGTGAGATCGGCAGTAGACTATTCTATGTTTGGTATAAAAGAAATGTCAACAGCACCCGTTAAAACCCCTTTCGGAACTATAGATATGGCCAAAACTGCCAGAGTCTTATTATCTTATGTTAAGCTTAAAAACTTAGGGGGATTCAATTTAGTGATTCCTTTTACTTCTTGGGCTAGTGCTAAACTGAATGTTTGGACAGAAACCTTAGTCGGCCAGTATTTACATCAAAGGAGTCACAAATTAGGTTCAGCTGAATATGGACGTAAGTGGAAAGATGGGATGGAAGAACTCGGTAAAATAAACACCAAAGCCGAAATAAATGTTTTAGGTCAACATTTTAGAAGTTTTGATTTAAGTGAATCTTTTGAATCTTCCAATTATGGCATTTTTGCAAGATCTCTTAATAGAAGTGGAATGGCATTACATGGAATGGCCAATTATCCAATATATGGTCAAAATATGTATTCTGTATTATATGATTATAGAGTAAGTGACGGCAGAGTAATTAATTTTAACCAATTTAGAGCACAGCAAGCAGAATTAGGATTATCTAAAAAAGAAATCAATTCTAATTGGGATTTACTTGAAGATCAAGTTCTTTATAAATTTATTACAGTTAAAGACGGTATTTTAAATTATGATGGAAAAGTAGATGGTAAAGGGATCGGTGAGTTTATAAACAAAAACGGCGAAGAATTAACTGAAGAATTGAATAAGATCAATAATGTTGTAACAAATCAAATACGAGTTATAAACAGTTTTGTTGATGGAGCAATTTCAGATGATGACCGTACATACGCACAAAGAGATGCTTATATGTCCTATTTGATGACACACAAAGGATGGTTGAGTATAGCGACAGCCAGAAGATTTAAAAGTCGTCATTTTAACTTTGAAACAGGTATCGAAGAAGAAGGAAGTTATCAATCAGCTTGGAATTTTCTAGGGGATTATATTAGAGAGTATAAAGACAGTGGTATTTCAGGATTTATAACCAATTTCAAAAAAGCCTATGAAAAATCAGATGACACCCAAAGATCGAATTTGATCAGGGTATCAAAAGAATTAGCTGTACTTAACGCTTTTGTTTTACTTGTGATGATTTTGAAAAATTTTGCAGATGACGACGATAACAAAGATTTATACCCACTTCAGTTAGTTACATATTTAGCTTACAGAGTAGCAAATGAGACAACCAGCAGTTCATTAGGAATAGGAGCAAATTATACAGAAGCGTTAAAAGCACCAATTGTAGGATTTGATACAGTTTCTAATTTAACTAATGTATTCAAATTATTTGATGGGGATGAAGTAACTAGAGGTAAGTACCAAGGAATGTCGGAACGAGCTAAATTTATAATCTCAACAGTTCCTGGATTCAAACAGCCATTAGATTTGTATAACATAAACGCAACCAGAGGCACATATGAAAATTTTAATGAAAAAAATCTAGATTTTACAGTAGGCGCCTCTATTCTATGGAGTGAAAATGAACAAAACGAATAACCAATGAAAAACATAATAGGAGAAATACACATATCTTCACAGAATCAAAAAATAACAATAATAGGCAGTGAAGGTAGCCGTAATTGTACAATACAATTCGAAGATGGAACCGTACTATATAATAAAAGATATGAACATATAATTACAGGAAAAGTAAAAAATCCTTATTTTCTCTCCGTAAAAGGAGTAGGTTATATAGGTGTAGGGAAATACACTCCAAGTACTAACAGAAAACCTAATAAAGATTATGGAAAGTGGTCAGATATATTAGAGAGATGTTATGATCTTAAATTACATGACAGGTATCCTACATATAAAGACGTAAAGATATGCAGAGAATGGCACGATTTCCAAAACTTTGCAAAGTGGTATGAAGAAAATTACAATCCTGATCTAATGAAAGGATGGCACATAGATAAGGATATTCTGATAAAAGGGAATAAAATTTACTCTCCTGAAACTTGTTGTTTTGTACCCCCTGAGATAAATGCATTATTTGTTAAGAGTGATAAAATAAGGGGCGAATTACCTATAGGAGTTTCTAAAGATAGAGATAAATTTGCAGCTCAGATTTTTATAAGAGGTAATAGAGTTCATCTGGGGAGTTTTTATAGTAAGGAAGAAGCATTTCAAGTTTACAAAACCGAAAAAGAAAAGCACATAAAAGATATCGCAGAAGAGTTCTTGCCCTTTATTGGAGTAAAAATTTATCAAGCAATGATTAACTATACGGTAGAAATAACCGATTAATTGTAAATATTTTAAAAATAAATCCCATTTGTCTTGCATAGATGGGATTTTCTATTTATATTTGTCAAATAAAATGAAAAAGTCACACAATAAAAGACAAGTAAATATGCAAGTAATCAGCTCAAAAATATTAAAATCCAGAAAAGAACATAGATGTGATTTATGTTTAGAAAAAATTGAAAAAGGCACTCAATACGAAAGACAATGTAATAAGATAGATGATGTCTATACTTTTAAAAGTCATTTGTATTGTAGAGATATTGCTTCTCATTTGAAGATGTATGATGACTTAGATTATGGATTAAATGATGAGAATTTTATGGAGACAATCAGACAAGAATTTATTTTTCTGCAAGAACTTCATAATTCAGAGGTGTTTAATTATGAGCATTATCAGTATCCTTCTTTTCAAGAGCAGTTGCACTATGTTTGTGATTTTCATAAAATAACTGTTTTTAATCTTTTTTGCGCGAAATTATGAACAATGCAGACTTAGATGATTTTTTCAATAATCTTTTTTCAGATAAATTTGATAAAAAATACAAACTTAACATATTAACAAAACTTGAAGCAGATTCAGAATTACATTTATGGATAGAGAAATATCATCCAAAATATTGTATTGATCATATAAAAGACCCGCGTAGAAAAGTAATGACAATAAACTTAGTAATGGATTTAAAATTAATATAAATTATGGGCAGAGGAAAAGCAAAAACACGTTTTAATTTCGAAATAGACAAAAATACAGGAAAAGAAATTAGATGAATGGCACTTTGACTGGAGATATAACTTAATTAAAAATGGACTTGCAATAGATAAAAATACATTATGATAAAAGAAATAAGAGAAGTATTTGATAATTTAAATGATGGCACTATTACATTAGCCGAAGCAGAACAAGAAATAATTGATTTGTGGGAGGGTAATCAACCTTCCAATGAATGTATGTGTTGCTATATGACTACGGGTGAACATAGTGAGAACTGCCCTCAAAGACTTTTTGTCTAACTTTTTTGCGCGAAATTAATAAATGTAAAAACCAAAAATATGAAAAAATATAATTCGATTGAACAATTTAGAAATGTAATTAGAAAAGTAAAAGAAAATCATGATTACCAAGGAAAAGATGAAAGTGGTAATGCAATTTACTCTCACACAAGTGATTACCCAACAATAAAGTTTAAAGGAACAGTTAAAATTCACGGAACTAACGCAGGAGTTGTTCTACATAAAAATGGGCAATTGGATTTTCAATCAAGAGAAAGAGTTCTGTCTTTAGAACAAGATAATGCTGGATTTATGTTAGCAATGTTAAATACAAATTGGATAGGCGTTTTAGAGAGATTTAATTTCAATGAATATGTTGCAGTTTACGGTGAATGGTGCGGAGGTAATATCCAAAAAGGTGTGGCTATAAATGGGCTTCCTAAAATGTTTATTATTTTTGGAATTAAAATAGATGATGTGTGGATTGATTTACCAGCAGATTTTCATAACAACGGTATAAATATCTATAATATTTTACAATTCCCTACTTACGAAATAGACATAGATTTTAATAATCCAGAACTTTCTCAAAATAAACTTATTGAACTTACAATGGCTGTTGAAGAGGAGTGTCCAGTAGGTAAGTTTTTCGGAGTTAGTGGAATTGGTGAAGGGATTGTGTGGACAAGTGTTGATAATGAAGATTTTAAATTTAAGAGCAAAGGAGAGAAACACAGCGCTTCAAAAGTTAAAACATTAAATGCAGTTGATACAGAATCTTTAGAAGGACTAAAAGAATTTGTAGATTTGGCCGTAACAGAAAATAGATTGGAGCAAGGAATTCAGTATCTTACAGAAATGGGATTTAGTTTAGATCAGAAGAGTACAGGTCAATTTTTAGGTTGGATGGTTAAAGACATTATTAAAGAAGAAACAGATACAATTGTAGCTAATCAATTTGATGTTAAAAAAGTAAAATCAGCAGTGAGTAACAAGGCCAGAATTTGGTTTTTAAATAGAGTATAATTATGCCAGACAATACAGCATTATCAACAAGAATGAAAGAAAACTACGAAAACCGTAGTAAACAATATTTAACAAGAAGAACTCCGACTATTATTAGATTAGATGGAAAAGCTTTTCACACTTATACGAAAGGACTAAGTAAACCTTTTGATGAAGGGCTTATTGAAGACATGCAAGAAACTACTAAGTTTTTATGCCAGAATATTGAAGGATGTAAAATGGGATACACTCAATCAGATGAAATAACTTTAGTTTTAACAGATTATGATACTTTTGAAACTTTGGCATGGTTTGATTATAATGTGCAAAAAATGACTTCAATTTCAGCTTCTATGGCGACAGCTAAGTTTAACCAACTCAGACTGCAAAGAAGTTTTAATATAATTAATAGGACAATTGATAAATTAAATGAAACAGGACTTGGAGGTAAATTAAGAACAGATAATTTAGATGTGCAACAAACATTAGCTTATTTTGATTCCAGAGTTTTTCAAATACCAGAAAAGGAAGAAGTTGTAAACTGTTTAATTTGGAGACAAAGAGATGCCGAAAAGAATTCAATTTCTATGTTAGCCCAATCTTTGTATTCTCACAAAGAGCTACACAAAAAGAACAGTAGTGATATGCAGGAAATGTGCTTTCAAAAAGGGCATAATTGGAATGATTTGCATTTTTCTAAAAAGAGAGGTAGTTTTATTGTAAAGAATACTTATTTTAATGGAATTAACAAGGATGCTAAAAACAGTAAGGGTAATAGAGTATTTGAGTATTTTCCTGATACTAATAAGTATGCTAAGTTTGATACTGTTTTAGCAGAATGGGTAGATCTAGTAAACCCAACTATAAGAACTAAGTGGGAAGTTATTGAAACACCATTTTTTGGCAAAGATAGAAATTCAATTTTAGATTTGATATAAACACAATATGAAAGCAAGAAGAATAGGACTTACACTTTCTATGATAAAAGAACTAGCAAAACAATTAAATCTAGGTAAGACAATCACTGTAGGAGGAATTAAATCTCCTGACTTATATTTAAGAATGCTGGCTGATGAAGGGTGTATAGCAGAAGCTGAAGAAACATTTACACAAACTCAAATATCAATAGGATTTATATTTAAATTAAAAAGTGCATGAAAGAGCAAATAATTAAAAAAGCTTGGAAAATATCTATAAAAGATTTAAGCGAACCTTGGTACTTTGAAGAGGTGTACGTTAACTGTGAAACAAGGGGAGAGGCCAGAAGTAAAGGGTTAACAGAAATGCGTAATCTTGGCGCAGAAAAACTGAAAGAATCTAGATATGACAGTTCAGAAATAAATTACACAGATATTATAGCACATAGAGTTAAAGACTACGATATCATTTTATTTGAAGGTGAAGAAATGAAACGTCATGCTATTGAAAAACATATTTGGTGTAAAGAACGTGATCAAAAAGCTTTAGATTTAACTGTTTCTAATCCAAATGATTTAGCTGTTGTATGGGCGGGATGTTATGGTAGTTACTGGGGAGCAAATCAATCAGGATATTCAGATGATATTATCTTTGCAGGTAAATACAAAACTCTTGAGGCTTATGAGATTGTTAGAGGTTCAGACTATGGCCGACAAGAAACAGCTAGACTTTTGAATGTTGAGGAATTTAATTCAAACATTGATAATGAAGTTGAAAAGCTACAGAAACAAATAGACAGATTAATAACTTATAAAATTTAATTATGGAACAAATATTTGGTTTAATGGCATTAATAGGAGCAATGATAGGTATAAGGATTGAGTATTAAGTAATCTTTGATTGGTACGTAAAAATAAGTAGGGTTTTATTAGGTAAATTAAAATATTATTTGTAAGTTTGTAGAAAATAATATTATAAAATATGGTAAAAATAGCTGTGATTGGTAGTAGATCATTTAATGCATATGTTTATTTTTGTGATAAACTAGAGCACTTAATTCAGAATATAAAAGAAGAGATTGAGTTTTATTCAGGTGGTGCAAAAGGAGCTGATTCTCTAATAAAAAGGTACTGTGAGGAAAAGGGGTATAAAATAACAGAATTTCTTCCAGAATATGATAAGTACCCTCCAAAAGTTGCACCATTAAAAAGAAATCATCAAATAGTAGAAGCAGTTGATATGTTAGTCGCATTTACTACAGGGTCATCAGGAACAGCTTATACAATTAATTTAGCTAAGGAAAAACAAATACCAATAAGAATCATAAAGATATGAAAGATAACCAACATTTATGGGATAGGTTTATTAGATTAGGAGATAGAATCGGAATGGGGGATTTAGAAAAAGAAGATCAGTGGATGATTAAAGATTACCGTAGACTCATGAAAATCCTATGTCCCCCAACAGAAGAAGAGAAAGCAATTAAAGCTGAAAATCGCCGAAAAAAGAATGAAAACATAGACAAACAGATTAAAGAACGGTTAGAATCAGACAAATGTTCAAAATGTAATTCAGATTTAAAACAAACAAGAAAAGGAAGTAAAGTTGTTCAGTGTGTTAATGAAGAGTGTAAAGCAAGGTTTCAATACAGAGCGCAAGCGAACAAAGCAAAGAAGAAATGACACAAGAAGATTATAAAAGAGCAACAAATCTATTAGAGCAAATAGATAAATTGGATACATTATCTAATAAAATAGGTGTTGAATATAGAAACACCACTAATGAAGATCTTAGAGAAGTACTTACTAAGTGTAATGAAGCTTTAACAGTATTAAAGGAAATTAACCAAGAGAAATTTGACAAATTATGAGCACATATACATATGGAACATATGAAGATTGGAATTGGTGGCGAGATAAATATTATGCCATATGCAAGAAAACATTTTTCGGAGGCTGGAAAGAAATAGCAACTTACAGCTATACTGAGAAGGGAAAAGAAAGAATGATGGAAGCGGTAGAACAGCTTAAAAAACAAGGACATTTAGTATTATGAAAGAAGTATTAGAACAGTTAGAAAATTTAAAAATAAGTTCAAAACCAGGATACCGAATCTATCTAAATGAGGAACTCCTTGTAATGAATTCAGGAAAGTTTGTCTGGGCTAAAAAAGGAGAAGCAAAAAATGCTTTAATAGGTTCTTTAAAATACACATTAGGATATAGAGAATACTATGAATTAAAAACTTATGACGTATTAGAAAAACTAATTGAAGAAGGAACAATTAAAATTGAATATTATGACGGAGAAACAACGTGAACAAATGAAAGTGTTTGAAGAATTAGGATTTTCTACCCGCCATTTAGATTACTATGAAATCGTGGACGAATTAATTCACAGATATATTGAAACTTCCTCAGCTTGCGAATGGACAGAATACGAGAGATTTAAAGCTGACTTAAAAAGATTACAAACCAAAACGAATTAAACGCAAAAAAATCCCCTACCCAGCTAAGTGCCAGATAGGGGATTCATCATTTTATATCTAATCTTCATTTCTAATTCAAACTTACCTTCAAAAGCTCGTTGTTCAAATTTTCTATCCCAATAAGAATAATTCCAGGTATATACAACACCATCAAACCAAAATCCATAATAAAGTTGTTTCAGCCTTCCTGAATTTAGATCTTTAAGATGTTGTAATTCGTGTGAAAGTATTGTCAAATAATAATCTTTGTATAACCCAGATTTCAACTTAATTAAATAATAAGTTTGATAGTCTTCTATATAACCTAACAAAGTTTCATTTTCTTTCACCTCTTTTTCCGTCAAACTAACAATAACGATTTTAAGGTCTTTTAAGCCTAGTTGTGACACTCCTATAGAAGTTATTGTATCTAAACCTATTTCTCCGCTTAGATTAACTGTTTTGATGCTTGGATCTAGTTTTACTACTCTTTTGTCTTTTACTTTCGGCGCAAAACAAGAAATAGCAGAAGTAAATAATACAACTGCTATTGTTCCTAATATTGTTCTTTTCATAACATATAAATCAATTTAAGTATACCTATTACAGCAACTATTATTACTAATCCCCATAGGAATCCTTTACTCATTTCCTTCATATTTTTCTTTATATTTAGTTAGTAACTCTTTAGTTTTTAAATGTGGAAATTCTCTTCTTTGTTCATCTATTTCTAAATATATTTTTAAACTGTAATAAGTTTTAATAAGGTGTATTTTAGCTTCTTCTTTTGCTTTTTCTAACTCTATAAATCTAGATATAGGTTTATCATTAAGATAAGTGTTATATACTCCAACTCCACCTATTACTTCAAATTTTCCAATAGGAGTTTTACATATCCAAATATCCTGTTCTTCTATTTGTTGCCAGTTCATATTCTATCTTTTAACATATTTCTAAGACTTATACAAAATAAACAAATTGATAGATACCATTTCCAACCATCGCTATGTGTTAAACATAAACTTTAAAACATTGCACCACTAAAAAAGCAAGCCATTGAATTTAAAAACTTAATAAATTTTTCCATAATTATTTCCGTGTAAAAAGGTTAAAAGGCAGTTTAATTTTTCTTCAGTTAAATCTCCATCAAAATAAGAATTATGGAGAACAACCGAATTTAAACTAACACTATCTATAATCTGTCTCTTATACACATCTCCGAGCCCACGAGACTCGACGTCATCTCGTATGCCGTCT